TGACCAATTGCCGTGAGTCTTTTGGTCATGAGTGCCGTGCTTTTCAAAGGTTTCTAGAATTCGTGATTTCTTTGCATCAATGGCTTGGCTTTCAAAACCATTGGCTTTGGACCATTCGAGAGAAGTACCTAATGCTTCTTTAGCATCCATATCTAATCTGTAGATTGGAAGCGTCGCACTTGGATTATCAAATGAGAATGCAACTGCCGCACCCCATGTATGGTGACCGTCAATAACGAATCCATCGCGTGATACTAAAATTCTTTGTTGTTCTGGAATCTCTCCAGCCTTACGGTAACGGTTATAAATTGCTCCAGAACGAGAACCTGAAACTTCCTTTTGGATTGGCTTCAATGTCTTCGGGTCAATACTTTCCTCTGTTGTCTTAACTCCATCCTTTGCTAAATCTGCAAGGAATCGGTCGCGCTCTTCGGCAGGAATCTGTGGCATATCTTTTCTTGCAATGCCCATACCTTCATCGCCGAATAGCAATGTGCCTTGAACTTTTAACTCAGTGATATCTGGATGGTCTTGGCGTTTTGCCATACCCATGAATAGCGCTGAAACATTCTCTGGTTCAACCTCTGGATGTTTGCCAGCCAAAATATCGTTCGCAATATTGTCAGCCCATGCTCCATGGGTCTTTTGGTCATGTTGACCTTGATTATGTTTAGAAACTTCTTTTTCTGATTCAGCGACCATGGCTTCAGCCCATGCGAATCCAGCATCTCCGCCCCACGCATCCCACGCAACTCGACCAGCGCTTGGATATCCCTTTTCCCCTCTGGAGAATCCGAGGGCTTTCTTATCCACTTCATGGCGAGAAAAGAAAGACTTCATTCGCTTCATGGTGTCAAGGGATAGCGACTTGCCCGCCGCTAATTGGTTTGCTCTAGCCCTTCCAACGCCCGTGAAGCCACTTCCAGCCTTGCCCTCATCAATCCATGCCAGAGCGCGTCTAGCGGCTTCCCTGACGGCTTGTGGAGGTGAATATGAGGCTTTGGAGAATTGCTCAATCTGACGCAATCTTTCCTCGGCTTCTTGCTTTGTATCGTAACTGCCAAACTTGCGACTGAGGGCTTCGTTATAAACAACGTACTTGCCGCTTTCATGACGGATAGTCTTTTCGAGAATCTCTTTACTGACCCGCATCTCGTAGCCGTTGACCGTGAGAACGGTCTTTACGTCACCATAAGTCGAGCCAGTTTTTTGAACGATATCTTTAACAACTTCTTGAGGTAATTGTTTTGAGAACTCGAGGAGGTCAACACCCTCCATGGAATCAACAACGATTTCGAACTCGTTCCAATCGTCTTGTGGTCTTTCAATTCCACGACGACCCATCTCATTGAGAATGACATGATGGACTTCAATAGCCGCTGGAGTAGCCTCAGATTTATGAATGCGCTCATGAAGCGCGTGGAGTTTATCTGCGCTTAATCCGAGAATCTTCGATGCAATGTGAGCCATAGGTTATAAGGATACGCCATAGAAATACAACCGCACTTTACTTTTCTTGAATGATGTTGAAAAGTTTGTCATAAATCTTCTCCTCATCTTCAGGCGTGGCTCTGTCTAGTTTTACAAATGTAGCCAACTTTTCCCATTCGGCATAAGCCTCACGGATAGCCTCTAGTTTTTCTTCTCTGTTCATATCACCTCAAATCTTACCATAGTTGGTTATTTATTGGGAGCAGGGCGCTCGCGCATAGTTCCGTCATAAACCAGACCATCGCCATCTCGGTCAATTGGACCAGAGAGCAGATTCCTGCCCTCGGCTGTTAGGGGCTTAACGTACTCCTGCACCATGTTTATCATTAAAGTCTTTCCAGCCCATTGATATTCGCCGCCTACGACCTGTCGATTTTCCCAACCTAAATTGGCAAATTCGGCAGGGAATGGGAAATCATCTGCTCTGTAATCCTTTACTCTGCCAGAGGCAGAATCAAATCCTCGGTCATAGATTTCCATAAACTTTTCTAGGTCTGAAGAAGAAAGTCTGGACTCGGCAGACATTTTCAAACTTCTCAAATCATTACTTAAATATTGTGGATTGAAGTCAAAACCAGCCCTAGCCCAGTGGCGAGCGCCATCTTCTAGTCCAGCCATGATTTTAATGTAGCCAAAACCTTTAGCGGTGTAATAATCTTCTTGTTGCTTGAGGAATGCTTTTCCGAAACCTGTGCCTTGGTACTCGTCTTCAACATCAAACCATTTGTGCTCAACATTCCACACGCCATTTTCTCGGAATAAGACACGTTCAACTCGACCTATCTGCATTCCATCAGCAGTAACGCTTCCTTCAAGGAATATGCCATCTGTGGTTACATCAATAGATTCCATCTCTGTACTCATTCTGACTTCAGTACCGTCAGATAATGTTGCATCAAACTCTATTCCATAGACATCATTAAAAGAAGGCAAGAATTCTGTTGGGTCATCTTTTAATCCCAATTGTTCATTGCGAATATTATTAATATCAGTTTCGTTCTCTAGAACGTAATTCTTTACCGCATAGGCTTGTTCAGCGGCATAGATATCTGCTCGTTCCTGAGCGGATATCTCCCTTCCAAGAATAGATTCTCTTTTGGCTATTGCATCTGCAACCCGAGATTCTAGGTCTCCGTATTCAACCATTAATTCATACTGGTCGCCGTCGTTCAAGACAAACTCTGACAAAGTGTCATAGTCAGCCATAGAAACACCATCAAGAATATTATCTAGGTCTTGAGTAGTTGGTCCCAAGTTTTCATAACGCGAAATTCCTTCGGCTTCAGACTCCGTGTATCCAGCCTTAGCCCAATTACCATGTGTACTCTGGTCGTGACCGCCACCCTCATGCTTAAAGACTGGCTTTAGACCAAAGGCAAAACGAATTACTTGGGCTTTGCCATCTTCTCCCAGAGAACCTTGGCGTACTCCCGTAATTCCTCGTCCGTCATCTCCGCGATATTTGGATTGATTTCCGCCACTTTGATTTCTTTGTTTTCCGACACTGCCTGTTCCTCCCGTATCTATTTCAGCGAAGTTAACAACATCCCAAATCGAAATTTGGTCACGTTCCCGACCTGCGCTGGTAGCCCTCTCTCTATCTTGGATATTTTCCGAGACATCTAAATAAACTTGGTTATCTTCCGTATTATGCCATAAACCGAGGTAGTTTTTCCCCGTTGCAAGGTCAGATTTATTGGCTTTCATGTACTGATACAGAATTTCAGGACCACGCTCAGAATCGTAGAAATCTTCAGCCTTTACGATTCTCCCATATTGCTTGCCCTTGGCGACCATGAATCCAGTCGTAGGCTCAGAGCCATCGACCATGTTGACGGAGAGTCCGCCATTTTCTTTGACTCTGTTGAGAATGCTTGCGGCAACCTTGGGGTCTAATGAAATTCCTCTAGCCCAATTACCATGGCTTGATTGGTCATGGGTGCCGTGTTTCTCAAGAACAACAGATAAGCCTTTAGATGAGTCATATCCAAAATTCTCAATCATTGACTACCTCCACATCCCACACTTTACCTTCATTGCTAAGAATTTTGAATTTGCTATCTCGAGGGAGAAGGAACTCTGCCTCTCTTGAGGATAACGAAGTTAATCCAGTAACACTCGTTGGATAGAGACCTTTTGTACCTGCTGGCAATTTCATGCGAAGAACAATACCTTGGTACATATCCCCCTGTACTGAAAACTTTGTAGCCACATTGGTATCAAGAGTTGTTGAGGTAAAACCTTTATCTGTATAAACGTCACCTTTTTTAAGTCCTTCAAAGAAATCTAATCCATTTCCTTTAATTCCGCGATAGACGGTTACATCAGATTTTAACGGTGGGGCAGATTCAATTGCACCATCTAAACCAGCGATTTCATAGGCAAGTTGGTCTGTACTTATTTGGGGGTCACGAAGCGCTTCATTCATCTTATAACCAAGTAATGTTTGATATTTTTCAACGGCTGAATAAAATTCTCTACCCGTAAACCCTTGAACGCGCTGACTCAAAATATTATCTAACAGATAAGACTCTTGCGCTTCTCTTGATGGATACTTAGCCAACTCAGCCTTGTTCCATTCATTGATATCTGGTACGGACTCACCCGTAGACCAATTTCCATGAGTCTTTTGGTCGTGTGTGCCGTGTTTTTTGAACTCTTCTTCAAATGGCTCAGGTATTAAATCGGGATGAATTGGGTCAACAATCTCCCAACCATAATCTTTAGTCTCCAAGAGGAACACCCGACTCTCTGTAAGCGTTTGCAAGTCCATCTGCAAAACTTTGCCCCATTACTTTACCTGCAATAAATATATGGTTTCGTGCGAACTCTACTCCGTGACCATCATGCGGTGCAGTCGCACTAATCGTTGTAGCGTAGTGAGCGATTTCGTGAACAATATTAGGTTCGGCTTTTGAATAGCCTCTATTTACTGACAAAATGCTCAAGGGTTTGTCTCCCTTAAATCCAATTTGATATGAGCCAGCCGCGCTAGTAGATGAAACCTTTACTTCAGGGTTTCCAGCACTGCCACCGTTTCCAAATTGCTCAACGAACCAATCTGCTCGTAACACTTCTCCAACATATCCCCTGACCCCCGTAGGTGTCCCGTCCAAATGCTTTTCCGCAATAGGAGATATAACAGCGGTCGTAACTTTCTTTGACCAATCGAGAAAGTCTTTTGAATATTTTTTGTATGCTTTATCGTACTCGTCAAAAGTAGTAAAGGATGAACGAATTGGCGCAGACGGTTGTTCTATATTTTTATTTTGAATCTGGTTATGATTCTTTTCTTCCGCCTCATAAACTTTTTTTACCATAGGGTCTAGGCGATTGCGTTTTAATTCAAACATTTCTCGATGGCTTAATCCACTGCCACCCTTTTTGCCAGTTGCCCAATTGCCATGACTGGATTGGTCATGTTCTTGATGCTTCAATACAGGCTTCAAGCCATATTCAAATCGAATTGTGCTAATCAAGGAATTCATCTCCGTAAGTTTCCTCGAAATAAATATCCTGATATTTCTCGGGTGGAAGAAGTTTCATTGTGCATCGGCAATTAGGATGAGCGATAGGGCGTTCTAATCCATTGGAGAATGTATCGAGCCATCCAACAACTTCGCCATCTAACTCTAGGCAGATATCGCATGTGCGTTCATCATTAGCGATAATCCACATCTTTTGAGCCGCTGGGTCAACAAAGCCTTGGCGAGCGGCTTGCTTCCAACTCTCGAAACGTCCCTCGTTCTGAGCAATCTGTATTTCAGTTCGAGCAATCATGGTCGCTCGCGCACTGCGTAGGCGATTGGAGTAATCAGAGGTGCGCTTCTCGGTAAGTGAGCGAGCCTTGGCATCTGTAAAGCCTTCTCGTTGCAGACGCCTCATCTCGCGCTTTTCAAACTTTATAACTGCGTCAGCCCATTGCGGATGAAGTCCAACAATGTTTTTAATTCGATTAGCCGTTGTCTTGTAGTCAACTTTGTCATTGAAAGATTCAATGATTATCTGACGCACCGCGATGCGTGTGTACTCATCAATAGATTTAATTAATTCAGCGGCTCGTCTTTGAGCATAGAAAAGCGAATTAGGATTAGTTGCATCAAAAGCGATATTCATAGTTACTTTAGGTGTAGTTGAACTCGCCCATGCTGGAATCTTTGTTCCCTCTAATCGGCGCATCTCTTTCGGATTAGTAACATCAACTTTCGTTGGTACGAAACTAGGTCGAACTAAACGATTGGCAATACTGCGTAATTCTGAAATGGCTTCAGAGCCACCGATATCAATTGATTGAAGAATTGACTGTTCAATGCGTTGTGCATCTTTGCCAAGTGTTATGGAAGACAGTAGACGATTGAGAGTGTCTGGGTCCAGAGATTCGATAATGCGGGCTAACTGCGTTACCTTCAATTCGCTTGTAGCGCGTTGAATCGCATCATAGATAACCCGAGCAAGAGCGGCTTCCTCTGGGGTTAGCGGATTACGTCGCTTCTGAATGGACGGAGTGAATTTGAATGGCATGGATTAATCCAAGTCGCCATCAAGTGGTTCCGTTCCCTCAGCGATATCTAACTGCTCAGGTTGACCCGTTTGAACTTCCCCGGGTTCCATACCAACGTCGCTAGGCATTGGAGGCATTCCGAAGTTTTGTCCATCGTGTTCGGCTGGTGGCAATCCCGCTAAGTCGCGTAAGTAATCTTCCAACTTTGGGTCTGGAACGAGAACTCCAGATTGAGCAAGTTTCGTTACGAAATCTGCAATCTCTGTTAAATCAACATGGCTTACTTCACCGTATGTTAAATATGGAGAACGAGAAGTATCCATTCCGTTTAGTTTTAACAAACGAGGAATTGCGTACTGATTCATAACTTCTGCAATGCTCTTTGCAATTGCATCTACCGCCATTGACCATAAGTCCATCTTTGATGAACCGAGTGCGTATGAACCTACGCGGTCATGACCGAGAAGAATAAAGTCAGAAAGAATCGACATCGCCATGCGTTGGTCATAGCGCTGAATTACTTTGTCGGTATCAAATTGACGTGAACCTCCAGATGAGAGCAACTGAAGGTCGAACATCTTGTGACCAGCCTCGTCGTACATCGCTGGCATAACAACGCCCTCTTGCTCATTACGCTTAACGTTTTGAACAATAGAGATAATGCTCTGCAAAACTTGTTGTTGGTCAACTGAAGCGGTGCTCGATAGAAACTCAGGTGGAACGTAGGCAACTGGAAGACCCGCTAAATCGCGCTCGATACCAATTGCTTCAATCTCTTCAATACGGCGCTTGAAATACCAAGGGCGATAAGCATTACGAAGAATTGAACGACCTTCAGGGTTATTCTTTTGAGTGGTCGTGCGGAATAGCAAAGCCTTCTCGATTGGAATTGTATGAATGCCTCCAGCGGATGGGTCTACTTGCACCATTCCTTGGATTCCGCCGTCATCATCAATATTCCAACGGAACAAAGTTTCTTGTGAACGGATTGGCAACTTACGCCATCCAATTTTTCCATCATCGAACTTAGAACGAGTCTTAGCATCGTTAGTATCGCCGCCACGTCTCTTATAAACAATTTCGTGATATGAATATCCAAAAACCAACATTGAAAGCATTTGTGTCAATGTCTGGTCCCATGAATCGGACATATCGTTCAAACATGATTCAACAAAATCTGCTACTTCTTTATCCTCTGGACTTACATCGCCATCTGCCGAACTATCGCTGTATGGGTCTACACGCCATTCAAGACGAGTAATAACTTTCTCAATCGCAAATAACATTGAGCCGATAGTTGGGTCGTTATCAGCCATCTCTCGATAAACGCGAGAGCCGCGGATTCCGCGGAGCGTCGTAAGAAACTCTTCAAATACTGTTCCGCCCGAGCGACGTAAACCAGTAGAACCGAGTTCCTTAAAATCAGGCTGTGCCATATACCTCGTCCTAATCCCTTGCGAATAATCCAATGACAATCTTCAAAGCCTGTTCCTCTGTGAATCCTGCTCTCATCAACTCTGAAAATAATTCATGAGTCTGGATAGCAAAAGTCGATAGGACAGACATAACGCCATCACGTTTAATGAAGTCGTCATACACCTTACGATTATAGCGCTAGGTGCATTTGCCCTTTTATTCTCCGTCTAAGACAAATTCCATAGAGTTTAGACGCATGTTTGCAACTTCCATCGCAAGTTTACGTGCTAAATCTTTTGTGCCTAGAACTCCATACTCGCGCTCTTCCGTCAATTCTCCAATTGAATCGAAAGATTTGAATGTGACTTTGAATGGTAGTTCATGTATCGATTGAGTCATAGAAATTTCTACGTACTCACGTGGCGCAACTGCCATCGATACGAATGGGCGACCATCTGGGGATACAACAATTTTGCCGTTAGGTAAATTGCTTAGGAAGTAATCTGTCCAAGCCATCTTTTCTCCTTTCGGGAGTTTTTTTCAACCCCTATCATACTATACGGAGGTTAGAAAGGAAACTCTTCTGGGGCTTTCGCAGAATTGGCAGATTGGTAAGCCGATTGGCTCCAAGGGTCAACGTTGATATCGCCTTCATTGCCACGGCTTAAATTGATTACTTGGACGATATGACGCTTCAGGTCAACTCCTACGTTATAAGCGGTTATCTCGACCTTGCCACGCTTCTCGCCTGTTTTCTTATCTTCCCACGATGCCCATGATGCGGTTCCAGATACAACTACAGACATTCCTTTTCTCAAAGATTCGGCAACGTTTTCTGCCAACTTATTCCAACACTTAACTGTCCACGGAGTTACGTCCGTGTTTTCCCATGTCCCATCTTCCTTCTTTACAGACTTAGATGAGATAACAGTGAATGTTGCAACTGCCTTTCCATTAGGCGTAAAACGCAATTCTGGGTCAGCGGCTAAATTACCTGCGATTGATATTGTGCTCATGCGACGAACCTTTCGTTAGTGACTGGTTTAGCGATTATGTTTAGTTTTTTTCTTAGTATGTCGCGGTCATCTGGACTTGTACCCGCCCAGATTCCTTGCACTCTGTAATGTAACGAATAGGTCAGACATTCATTCGTCCAGTAACAGGATTTGCAAATCTTTTTAATCTGTTTTGCACTGCCACCCTTATCAGGGAAGAACATCTCCGTGTCCAGACCCCAACAACTTGCTCCCTCGAATTGCCACGGCATCTTCATTCTCGGTGTCATCATTACCCCCTATGATTAAACGGTTTTTAACCTCGGTATCTAACTTAGCCAATACCCTACCGTTTTGCCAAACAATTCCGCCACATATTCCATCAAAATAATTTTTGCTTGGTTCGACCAACTCAATGCACTCTTGTTTGAATGGGCATTCAACGCAATATTGCAAACCGATAATTGCCAGCGCTAATTGCGATTGGTCAAATAGCCATGGGTCTGCTCCACGGCAGGGAGCATCTTCAACAAAATCCATGGATTGCATGTCTCAAGTTTAGGATGAGACTTTGGGCTTTTCCGTTATTTCGTATCTCTCGCGTGTCGGGTCGCCGAAGCGTTCTTTCAATAACTCTTGCAGAATCTTTTCTTTATCCTTTATTTCCATCTTGCTCCCCCTCTTTGAATTGAACTAAAGAATAATTCAGTAGACCCATGTGACGCCATTCTGGTTGCTCATCGTCAACTAACGTGAGTGTCCAGTAATCCTTTGAACCATTGAACCATTCTGATACTAAAACCCAACCCGTACATATTGCAGGTTCATTGAAGGCGATGCGCCCGATTTCGGCGAGCGCATCGTCTATCAACGAAGGTTTACTTTGTTCATCTTCCACACCATTAGCCTAGTACCAGAAATTTGCTTTCCAGAAAGACATGGCGCGGCATGGGCTGGAATATCTGTAATCGATATATTTCAAGCCTTGAGCGACTTGAAACTCCACGGAACTATCGGGGTCTAATCCGAGAATCTGCGGAATACCGCCAGCATGGAGTTTCTCTCCATTTTGATATACGGGTGTTTTATTGTAGGCATTCGGACGCCAATTGGATTCTTTCGTCCATAGGTCCAAGAGACATTGCCACTGCGTAGCGTTATCCCAGCCATAGACATAAAGAACTTTACGGGCATATTCCTTAGCCGCTTCAGGTGTCCGCTCCACTGGAAGCGGTTTGATTGCAACTACGACCTCAGCATTCGCTGGAGTATCAGGTGGAACATGCAACGGATTGAAAATAACTACTCCGAGAAACAGAACTGCTAGTGGAATAGGTTTATAGAGTTTTTCATAGAATCGCATAGTCCTCCATTAATAGGAGCGAACGAATAACTATCAGTGGCTCTGATATCTCAACGTTGTCAGTATCGGACCAACATCGCTTTTGAATAAGGTGTCATGCGAACCTTGAGATAAAAGGTAGCAGACCAAGATGAATAACTGTCAAGAAAATTTAGGTGTCGGTGGAGGCGCTACAAGGATGCGTTAGAGAGAGGACAAAAACGCAACGAGCATCAACTCCACCGACTGTGAGCGCTTCTGAAAGGGGGGAGCGCCCACTCACACACACACGCACACGAAAGGGTAAGAAACTGTGCGTATATGCGATTCATCCGCCGATATATTTCAATCGACGGATGAATATTGTATTACTTAGTCTAGGCGCCCACTTCCGTAAGCATTGATTCCGTAGATTTTGCACACTTCAGCGAAAGCGTGAGCATAGGCAATCTTTTGTTCGTAAGACTGTCCAAACCCTCTGACCCATACTTCGTATCCTCCGTAATATCCCTTGTGTCCCGCATTGATGGACTTGAGATAGTTAACGAACGCTCCTCGCGCTGGAGAAATGTTTATCCACGCAAACCCACAAACTCCTGTAGGAACCACGTAGGTTTTCTTTGTGAAGTCAACATCGTTGCCTAGTGGCGTGGTCGGTGTCCCAACTAGCATTGGAGTTGGCACACAAGCCGCTCCAGCGGCAAGACCCGCTTCATGAGCCTCTTTGTAAATGCGAGCGCATTCACGCTTTCCGAGAGTCTTTGTCTTCTCGATTACTTGAGTCATTCTGTCCCCCTTTCGGACACCTTCAGTATATCAAACTCCTCTTGGTTATTCAAGTCGAATCGGCGACGGATTCGGCGCAACTCTGATTCGGAGATATAGCCTAAAACGCCCTCAGAGCGTCTCTGGAGCCTCTTGGCTATCTTTCGGTATAAAGACTTCATCCAAACCACCTACCCGACTCTATGGAGCCTACAATCCCGAAAACGAGCAGAATTAGGAGCGCTACTGCCACGCCTTGGAGATTATCGACGAGCGAGCGACCCCTCTTGGTCAATCGCATTCCTCGTTTTGCAAGATACTGGTCTAAGTTCATATTTCCTCCCTTTCATCTCTTATTCTAACCCTTGTTGGTAATTATTCCAAACTGACGAGCCGCATAATCCTTCTCGCATTCGACGCAGATAAATTTTCTGCCGACCGTCACGATACGGAATTGTGTGCCACACAATTCGCACTTCATAAAATCACCGCCTCAAATTCGTTTCGTCCAGTGAACACGGCAACAATGTCTTGCTTTGAAACTTCTTTTTCAAGCACTATGCCATCTTCACTAAATCGTGTCGCGAACCATTCAGCCTTATCTCGCTTGAGTGTCCATGAGATTCCATCTTCATTTAATCCCGACTGGCATCCGCGATAGACCGTGACGGTATCGGCTAGAGATTCATAAGCGAGTTGCTCATCCCAATCCATTAACCATCCGCGCTTAGGTCTTTCTGAACTAAACAATTCTCTCCATTGTTTAATGTTTGCCCAACCGTTTTCTGTATCGGTCCATATCTGACCGAGCAATTTCCAATAACCGTTATCACTCAGCGAATATTGGATATCGATGAATGCTTCAAGTCGGTATGGGCGCTCATGCAACCACACAAACTTTTCATAATCTTCATCTTTGAGCGCTTGAGCAATTTGATTACTTTTGATTTTGTATTGCTCATTCGCCATGCCATTTGACCAAAACGGAACTTGGTAAACCAGTGGATGTCGGAGCATTGGAAAGCCCATCGCTCCATCGGCTTCAAAGTATGGCTTTAGGTCAGGATGTAATTCCTCAGTGCTACTCATAATCTTTGCGTACTCCTTCAGAGTTTCATTCATTTCGGCTGTCATTTATCCCCTCCTCTTCAACTTAGTATTCAGGATTCGTAGTTGCTCTTCAAGTGAAACGCCGTTCTTCTCTGCAAGATTCGCGAGTATCAATTTTTGATTCTCTAACTCATAATCTTTGCGTGGAGAATATTTTGCCCATGATTCTGTATTTAACCAGTGGCTTACCGCGCTTCTCTCTGTCTTGAGCCATTCGTATGAAATCTTTCCGTCGTTGTAAATCGAACGGATAATCTTGAGTGGCTCTCCGTTGGCTGTAGGAGCGTTCGCCTTCTCTTTAGCGATTCGTGCTTCACGCTTTGCATCACGCTCTGCCTTTGCTTGAGCCTTAGCAATTTTGTCCGCTGTGACGATTCGCGAAGGGCGATTCAAAACTTCTGCTGGAGCGCTTGGATAACAAATTGTGCAAGCATCCTCGCCCGCATCTTCAACAATTGTTTCCTCATCGTCATTGCTATATTGAACTAACCATTGATAACGAGTTGTCGGAAAACATGTTGAGCAATTTCTCGACTTGTGAACGTGACCATTGCTATTGATTACTAGAAATGCTCTTGTCCATGGGTCTTGGTCATAAATCTCGTCTAACTCGAGAATTTGATTTCCGATTTCAAATAAACGATTGCGTAGTGTTTCAATCTTTTTTTGATATTCCGCAATTCGATTTGTGTCTTCCGCGTAATACTTTTGATAGAACTCCAGAGAATTTTTAGCACTTTCTAGGTCATTAAGAATGGACCAATGCTTGTGATGTAACTCGGATAGTTGCGTATCAATCTTGACCGCGAACTCTTTTGTCACTGTCATGTTGTCCCCTTTCATTACAAAGGATATCAAACATGGGTTAGATATTCAACCATCTACAATTAGGGGATTCGTGTCCGAGTGACCCAAACTCGGAGGTATGTCGTGATTGAGCGTTTTTTACTAATTGTCGGAATTGTCTGTTTATTGCTCTTGATGAGCGCTCAAGCCGCTTCTCTGGTCAGATAGACCACCAGCCTCGTAATGTCCCCCCTTGTGGGCATACATTCCAATCGGCTTTTCCCGATTCAATCCATTCTCGGTGCAACTGTCCTTGAAATTCGAAATCAGTTTCGTGCGTACATTGTGCGCACACTGGACAGATATCCGTCCCCATTCTTTGGTAGACGTGGATGCACTTAGCCTCTTGATTCATAGCGTCTTTTGATATCTTCAAAGAAGGCGTCCGCTCGAGCCTTTTCCCATCGCAGGGCTGATTCAAGATTGAGAACTCGGCTCATGACACGTTCGGATTCATCGCTTCGTATCTTCAAGCGCCAGAACAGATATGACCCGTGCCAGCCCAAGAATGCCCCTAGAACGAAGATTAATCCCTCCATGGCTCAAGTACCTCGTTCAACTCCTCTAGGTCTGTCAGGGTGACTTTAGGGGCATCGGTGAGGTGAGTGTTAACGAATTTATACTCATCCTGCACTTTGACCATCACTGGCAGAAGTGGCTCAATATCTTTCAAACCCTCAACCTTACGTAAATCTTCAAGGTCTATCTCAATGCCCGCTGGCACCTTGGCTGTCCATGCTTGTACCCAAACTTTCATGAGCGAATCCTACCCCAGTAGGAAGACATTTTGAAGTTGCCACCTTTGGTTACCTTTTGATTCCCAACCCCCGTTGTGTTATACTGGACCTGTAAGGAAAGGGGACAGCATGAAAGTAACAAAGAAAGCGCAACGAGAGATTCTTAAAGATATCCGTCGCCAACTTGTTTGGATTGAACAAGCAATCAAAGAGGGCGACCAAGAATGGATTGACATTTACGCAAATCAACTTGGGGCAACTGCCTTTTCACTTCACAGCGAGAATGACTAAGGGGGAAAAATGAAAGTAAAAATCACATGGAAGGCATTTGGTAATAAGCCAGATGCAGGTCGATATATCTCAAGCGTTGAATTCGAAACAGATTTCACGCTAACAAATCCGCTCTTATTGTGTGACGTGATTTATCACGTAACCAATACTTACTCAGGCAATCTCTGGGAAATCATTGAGCCAAAGTTATCTCCAACTCGTACTCACACCGCACTCTCAATCGGTGATGAAATCGAAATCGATGGACAGGGTTATGTCTGCGCTGATTTCGGATGGGTCGAGGTCGAAGATGCTGAAATCGAATACTTGCCTAATAAGTACGGCGAGAATGTTGTGTTCAAGGTTCGTGAAAGTGTGAATTACTAACCATAGTTTGATATAATCAGAATGTCCGAAAGGGGGACGTAATGAAGAATGAATACCAATGCAGAACGTTTGATACAAAAGAACTCGTTAATCAAATCGGTTATATGAATGTTCTAGCAATCTCAGGTGGTCGTGTTCACAGCATCGTCAATGATGAAGGTGAGACCGTCGAGGTTCAACTGCCAGTAGGTAAGGGATATCGAGTATCAATCACTCTAGGCTTCATGGATACATGGACAGTGCGCCGTGAATATGTTCGAAAGGGCGAGGTCAAGGTCAAGGGTGTTCAAGAGGATGTCTACTTCACAGAGGTAGGCGAGGTTGCTTACAAGGCAAGTTGCTTTGTAAATGTTCCATTCGGAGAGGCGGTAAAGAAATGACTAAAGCACTAAATCTATCGAGCCAAATTATCGCTTATGAGACAGGCGAATTGAATCACGATGAAATTGTTCAACTGTTTCAAAATCTTGTTGATACTGGATTGGCTTGGTCTTTACAAGGTCACTATGGGCGAACTGCACAAGCGCTCATTGATGCTGGATTGATTACAAAGGGAGATAAGTAATGACTACAAAACCAATGCAGATAATCTGCTCATGGTGTCACGGCAAAAGAGATATGGGTGTTGACACTATGGTGTGGAACTTTGATGATGAACGATTCGCTGACCCGATTGGTTATTGCTCCGAGGAGTGCATTAAACAAGCGGGTGCAAGAAAAGAATTGTTACTCAAGAAGGCTGGGATAGAGATTTGAGGTTATAGTAAATTTACTATAAACTGGGGTTAATAATCGAAAGGGGAAACGAATGATTAGAAATATGGAAGATGCCATTCTTGTGCATAGTCCCGAATATTCTAATTGGGTATTCGACTCACGACACCCTACGCAGGGTCGTAGGTTTCTCAAGGGTCGCAACAACATCATGCTTGCCGCTCAAGAGCGTCGCTTAAACGTCTGGGAGATTGAGCCACAGGTTCCTTCAACTGAAGACCTAAACTCGGTTCACGAATTGAATTATGTCTTTGACGTAACGATACGTGGCGAATCAGATGAATGGGTCGGTCCGCGTCATGACCTTGGAGACCTTGCAAAGTTATTTGTCGGTGGAACTCTCACTGCACTCGATACTTTGCTAGACATGAAAACTAAACTTGCAATCAATCTTGCAGGAGCCAAGCATCATGCCGCTTATGACCACTCAAGCGGATTCTGTGTCTTTAATGATTTCGCTATTGCCGCTAAGAAGGCAACTAACGAATATGAGCAACGCATTGCAATCTTTGATGCAGATGCTCACCATGGAGACGGGACGGAAGATTTAACCCGACGCAATAAAAATGTTCTTACATTCAGCGTTCACGAATATGGGATATTTCCGGGGACTGGTCTTTTATCTGATTACAAGAATCGGGCTTACAACTATCCAGTAGCCGCAAAAACTGGCGATGACGGTTTGTTTGCCGCTGTCGATATGTTTCTTGAACTGTGCAACGAATTCCAACCTACGATGATTTTCGTAGCCGCTGGAGCCGATGGTCTCAAGAAAGACCCGCTATCAAGTTTGGAATACACCGAACTTGGATACTGGTCAGCGATGCGGACAATACGTAAGCAATTCCCAGACCACCCGATTCTTATGGGCGGGTCAGGCGGATATCAACCCGATGATGAAACTCCCAGCCTATGGAAAGCCGCCGCACTCGGGCTTATGGCTCTGCCTACAGAGCGCGTTTTGCTCTGACTCTTATGATTACCCCATGACAACAATCGTGGGGATTCAGGGGCGCTCTTGGGCGCTTCTCGGGGCAGATTCTCGGGTCACCGCTGAGGGTTCTATCTATCAGTTACCTAAGAATCAATCAAAGATTATCGAACTGGAAGAGGTGACTATTGCTTGCGCGGGCGATGTTCGTGCAATCAATATCATCCAGAACGGTTTGAAATTGCGCGATGTAAGTGTTCGCTCCGATGAGAATTTCATAACTGATTTATTTATCCCTGCACTGCGTAAAGCATTTACTGAAGCGGGATACGAGAAGACCGCCGATGGAGTTTCGAGCACTGAATCCGAATTCCTCGTTGCCTATAACGGTCGAATCTATGAAATCGGCGATGATTATTCATGGATACAAGATGCCCGAAATATTTATGCAATCGGTTCGGGTGGCATGTATGCCCTTGGCTCTCTTGCAACCATGGTCGGAGATTCGCTAACTCAAAAAGAAGCGCGGGCTTGGGCTTTGAAGGCTTTAGATGTTGCCAGCCAATATAACGCTGAAACTGCCCCGCCTTACAAAATTGTTATTGCTTAGATTCCTTTAATTCTTTTTCTAATCCACACACGCAGATAATCCGCGTTTCATAATAAGAATGATTGGGAACTGGCAATACGACAAGACAATCAGCGGTATGTGTCTGCCTCAATGTTGCCCTCCATTAATTTTTCTGGGTCGTAAATAGTAATCGCTTGAGCGAATAGATGCGGCGATAAAGATTTAGCGTGATGCCCGCAAAAGAATAATTCGCCACTTAAGAATGCGGCACCTATCTTTGCTTGTGCTCCGCACTTATCGCAACGCTCGCGAAGTTCCAACTTAAGCCTGTTGGAAGATAGTGCCACGAATTGCCGTGCTTGAAACTCTTTCCGCTGTGAATGGTGTTCCCTTGCCAATAGAAACTTCAATCTCATCTTGTGTTGTTACAGATTCAACTCGCGCATGGCGAATGCGACCCGCTGTAGTCTTAACGTGCAGATAGGTAAGCGGTCTAATCGTCTTCATACGTTTCCATTCTGTGTTGTGAAAAACGCCCTCACGCTCGAACTCGCGTTAAACCATTGAATTCTTGTTTGTGTGTTAACGGTTGGCGTAAGGGACATAACGTAATTCTACGCTATCTGGAATTCTTATCTTTTTTCTTTTCAATCGGTGAACGTGATTTCTCTCTTCCATCTTTACGAAGAATCACAATCATTCCATCACGAATAATAGATTTATTAAATGGATGTTTTACTTTTCTTTTTCCGCTAGACATTGGGAAAGTATAGGACCCTCGACTTCCCCGTTCGAGGGTCCTATCCCGATAGGCAGTTCATGAAGCGCCCTAAATTTAGCACTAAATTTGATACCAATAACACTTCTATATTCAATTAAATACGGAAGTGTCGTTCGAACAGGTGTTCGAAACATAGGTTAATAACGTGTTGCATATCTAACCCCCGTTTGATATACTGGTCCTGTAAGAGAAAGGGGTCGCCATGAAGAAAGCCTTCAAGGTCGAAGTAAAGGGAAAGAGAGCGGTCTACGTCTTCAAGACAAAAGAAGAAGCCGAGGCTTACGCGATAACCGCCACTGCATGGGTCGGCGGAAAGTACAGAATCACTGAAGTCTTCGAAAAGGAAGAGGTTGCCTAATGAAGCCAAAAGTCAGTCAGGTCAAAGAATGGTTGGAGAATGAATTCATCGGAAACTCTGTAGCCAAGGTTTACGTTGCCGATATCGACGACGATTTCTACAAGGTCGTAGGCGGCGGAAAGACCAAGTATTTCTACGGAGAAACTGCGTGGCAGGATGCCCAGCGCCTAGCGGGAGATATCCACGCCAAAGTTCTCTACGCTTGAATAACTAACCCAAGTTTGATAAACTTAGATTGAAAGGGAGGGTCAAAATGACTCAGACAATCGAAAAGGTAGTGCCAAAGGTCGGAGATATCTTCTACACATCTTGGGGCTATGACCAGACCAATGTTGAATTCTTCAAGGTCGTGCGTGTATCGGCTTCATCCGTATGGGTGCAGGAAACAGGTCAAAAGCGCGAATACTCCGAATGGGGTCAGGGCGATTACTGGACCACGGTTTCAACTGGAGAGCCATTGATTCGCGAACTACGCAATCGCGAGACAGGCGAATACGACAAGGTAGAGGCTCCAATCACAATGCACCGAATCCGTTACGCAGGAGAAGGTTTGCCAGCCATCAAAATTGATTCAGTCGCTTACGGCTGGTTCTGGGACGGCACACCTCGACAAGCATCGACTGGACATTGAATAACCAACCGAAGTTTGATATAATGGACTTGTCCGAAAGGGGGACGAAATGGCAAAAAGAAATCAGTTGGTAGTGGGTCAAGAATGGGCTTACAACAGAAGCCGTAGCCACTACATCGGAAACTATGGATACGAAAAAGTAGTCATCGAAGCGGTCGAGCCTCATGAGCAGTGGCGTTACGGCGAAATTGCTCAAAGAGGAACAGGCTTGGGCGTGAAAGTAAAAGTTGCGGTTCGATACGGATACGAGACAGAACTTCGCTGGATAAGCAAAGTTGTCCAGTTGAGCCAGTTGTTCATTCCTTGGGCAGAGTATGAAGTTCAGAGAGCAGAATACGAGGCTCAACAAAAAATCGCTCAAAACAAAGCGGCAATTGCCAAAGCCGAAAGACAAGAATTCCAAGAGAAGGTTTATCAACCAGCCTACAAGGAATTCATTGAAGCGGTTGAAGCGATTAGCGGTCACAGATTGAGCGGATACACCGAGGTTCGCGAATTGCCAATCGAAGTGTTGAAAGCAATCACCGAGTTAGCAAAAGAAAAGGCGGTAGCATAAATGGGTTGGACAGTAACTCAGGTCGGGAAAAACATCACGACCAAGAAATATCTCGAGTTTGATATCAAGCGCAGTTATCCGCACTTAAAACTCGTCAAACTCGTTGAGGGTAAAAACGAATACGGTGAGAAACCATTCTTCGCCGCGTTCAAGCGTGGGGATAAAGTGACTGGCGCAGTGTTTCTAACAAGGCGCAAAAACGGTAGCCTCGCTGTAAAGGTAATCGGTGAAGAGGCTGGTCCAATGCAATTGGCTCCAGCGCCCTTCATTAAATTGCTAACTCCAACCGATAACGCATGGGCGAATCAATGGAGACAGCGCTCGCTGAATGTTGAATTACTAACCCAAGTAGGATAAACTCAGAACTGAAAGAAAGGGGATAGAAATGGGATATACCCACTACTGGAAGACAAAAGGCGGCATCACGCTTGATTACGTTAAGTTTCATACGTTTCAAGAAGGCGTAAAACAAATCATTGAAATAGCCATTGATGCAGGAATTGATTTAGAGGTGGATTCAAGTCCAGCCAATTACGTTTCCTTCAATGGACCGAATGAGTTAGGTCATGAGTCATTCATCTTTGAGAAGACTCTTGAGGAATTCAATTTCTGCAAAACTGCTGGCAAGCCTTACGACATGGCGGTAGTTGCGGTTTTGATTCATGCCAAGAAAATCTTTGGCGATGACATCACAATCAAAAGCGATGGGAATTGGGATGACTGGGAGGGTGGACGTTTCCTCTATGAAACAACATTCGGAGTCGAGCCACAAGAGGAAGAGGTGTTCGCATGACGACACCTCAACTCATGGCACAGATTGGCTCTGTCGTTCGCTATTCAGACATGGCTAATCTCGGCACTACATATATCGTGCTCGAACTACCTAAGCGAAATGAAACTTACGGATGGTGGTCAGGATACAAACTTCGTGCAGTCGAAGCGCCATTCACTGTAACTGATTCAGACCTACGACAGATAGGTTGGAAGATATTCAATGACGAAACTGAGACATGGGAGAGGGTATTAGCATGACTTTACAAGTACAAGCCGAAACTCTGCATGACGATACAAAGGCGAGCGTTCTAGCCGAATGGTTCGCTGATACATGGTTACTCGTAGTCGAGAATGATTACGAAATGTGGACCGAATTAGTTTCTAGCGCCAAGGGTAAAACCGTGTCAGAACTGAGCGATATCTTGCGTGATGAATATGAAGAAGTAGTTGAGCAGACTGTCGATTTTGTAGAGGAGAAGAATGCCTTCGGTGGATTTCTTCGTGAATTCTTGCAAGGCTGGGGAAGTATGCCATTCGACATCATTGCCCGCCGTACTCTAGATAGATTGAAGAAGGATTCAGGTCTATGACACTTGAAACTGAAATTGTTCGCAACTTTGAAGTATTGCGCGAGCGCATCGAACTAACAGAGCGAGCCGCAATCATCAGAGAGATTCAAGCATTCGCATCATCTTTTGGTCATGCCATGACTAAGGATGACGTAACAAGAGACGTGGTTATCGTCGAGCAACTGTTAGACTTTTTGAATAAACCACATGGAGAATAAACACATGACACTATTAGAAACCATACTTCGTAGAAAAATTGCCGAGGAGATTAAAGCGAACTTCATGCCTATCTGTATCTGCGAGCCATGCGGAACGATAGCCACTGCGAGTCTTGTTCAAGGAATCATTGACAAGGTGCTAGATAGTAAAGCGGAGGCTTTTATTTCAACGGCTCAACTCGACATGCTAGATAGGCAAGGTCGCTCACCATCGGGCGATACGCAGTAAATCATCAACTGTAATGAGGAATCCCACTGAGTAATTCGGTGGGATTTCGCATTTAATCTCTCGACCGAATAGTGATATCGCATTACGAATCTTCTCAACTTCAACAATAATTATTAATCCCTCTAGATTAAATGCCCAGTGTGAAGCCTTGGTTGCATTGATACCACTTTGGTACCAGCATTTATTGTTATGGGACCAGCATTGGGTTTCGATATAAAGATTGCCCGTATCTTTCCAGCGCCTATCGGATTTAACCTCGATAGTCTCAACAAGGTTTGCAACTGTCTGCTCACCATATTGACCGAATCTAAAATCTAAATCCCAATCACTTCTCTTTGGTTCGTTTACATGCTCCACTGATTACTCTGTCCTATCGAAATCGGATTAATGCTCGCAACTATATTCTTATTCTCATACAAGGCGAGAAGTATCGCTTCAGCGCGGTCAGGTGAGGAGACGCCACGCTTCTTCATATCGGCTTTTGATTCAATCTGGATACGACCCGAGGAATCTGAAAGATAGGTTGGACCTGCTAACTGGGCTAGAACTGCTCTGTCGACCTCGAGGCGGATATCTTGGCGACCTTCAGCGCTTGGCTGTAGAAGGGAGCGAGCATTCCACCACATCTCGGCTCTTTGATTCTTGAATTTAGTTTGGTCTTTCGGACGCTCTGCCACATTGATAGCGATTATCTCGGCGTTATGGCGTCTCTCCTGCCCCCATGTCTTGAGCATGGATACAACACCCCAGCCAACTCCAATCGTGTCTATTTTGACCCTTACGCGCTTACTTATGCCCTTTGCCTCATGCTCCTCTTGCGCACTTTGAATGAAGCGAAGGATTACCCCCGCAACGTCAACGGCATTGGCATTGACCGACCCAGAAGAGCGGTGAACTATCTTGACCGAGAATCCATCGGCTTTTGCGATAACGAATTCATCGCCACCATCTGAAGCGATATCCACTCCAAGTCGTATCTCGTTGCCCTCAAGTGGACTCTCGTTATCAATCGAGGCTTCAGCCCATTGATACGGAATGACCTTTCCTGTTCCTGTTTGTGGAAATCTTGCATGGACGCGAGCCTCAACGAATGGCGAATCATCGCCGAACTCCGACATGACATCTTTGACCCATCGCTCATCGACTAAGTGTGATGAAACTGAATGAGCGCCCGTAGTTTGCGGACATGACTTGCAATCACCCGCCTCTTCTCCCGTGAAGTTTGGAGTATCGAAAGCGGAAATAGAAATCGTGTTATAGAGAGGCGAATTACAGATACGTTCGAACCATGTCTGCTCTTGGTCAGTCGGTGGGTTACCAACTACAAGAAGTCTTGTGTTTCCACCCGTCATGAGCGCTTCCATTGCTTGACCGATTGTGTCTGAAATACCACCCGCTTCATCGACCACAATTAAAAGATTAGGTGCGTGGATACCCTGTAGCGCCGCTTCATTGTTATCGGCTGGACGAAATCCATAGGCAACAACTGTGTCATCCATCTTCCATTCAGTAGTAAGAATTTCTCCCGGAAGATTATGTGACATGTGAACTCTACGAATCTGCGCCCACATAATATTTCTTACTTGTTTGAAAGTTGTCGCTGTTGTAATTGCAATTGCGGTTCCGGGAGGATGAACTGACATCCACCATGCAACGGCTCTTGCGGCAAGGTGAGACTTTCCGGGAGCGTGACATGCGGGAACTGCTGTTCGTTTGTTATCTCTAACGCTCTCAAGAATCTCTCGCTGTTTAGACCAAAGAGTTTCACCTAATCCATGTTCAATAAATGCTACTGGGTCGGATTCGTATTTAGCCCATGGGTTTGTTTTCTCTGCGTTGAGAAGTAAGGCGAGAGTATCTTTTTGCTCATCCGTCATGACCTCCGCTAATGCTTCTTGCTCTTCATCGGTCAGCGAATAGAACTCATCAATCAGACGGGGCATCAATAACCCTTATTCGTCGCTCTTTGATTTCAGCGATAAGGGTCTGTAATTCAGACATGCTTGTGCCGATATTGAGCGTGTTGTTAGTTATGTTATTTACTTGAGGTGTTGGGTTATCGCCGAACTCTTCTCTGAATTGGCGGGATAGCCACCATGCAGAGGCTCGCCAATCTCCTTGCGCTCCAGCATTGGCTATAACCCCTATATGAGCGCCCTTAGCCTCTTCTCTCGCCCGCGTAGCAGACTCCAGAAATTCCAGAAATAAAGTTTCTTTCGGATTGGGCTTTTCCCCTTTGCTTATCCGATATTGCTCATCATTACCCCTTTTCATCCAACTAAAAAAGGTACTTTCAGAGATACCAGCCATGCCTACGGCAGTCTTAATAGGGATACCCTTACGGATATGCTTCATAATGTTTTCTATTATTTCTTCTTTTAACTCAGTCTTGCGACCTCTTGTTTCAATCTTGGTCTTAGTCTCTTTAGGGGCAGGGGCTTTCTTAGCCTTCGTAGGCTTAGTAGTATCTTTTGAACTCATAGTGGGGTTTATTCTACCTCTGTTGTACATGCTTCAAGCGGTATCTGTAATAGTTGAGCGACATCTTGCCAGTTATAGATAGCGTTTGCCCACTCATTCAAATCTTCAGTGTGAACTCTCATGGAGTATGAACCGACGCGGATATTGGTTCGCCCTACTGGGTTATGCCCCGGCTTTGTCTTACCCCCTGAAAGAATCTCCATGACATCTTCACGGGTGAATCCTGTTCCATTGATGACCGCACTTGTCAGAAGTTTGTTCAACTCAGCGGAATCATAGGTTGCAAGGTCGCTTGTCCTGTTATCCACGATAAGGATACGGATTTCTTCAATCTCATCTACATCGACCCAGTGAACTGCCACCTTCTCCCATCCAAGGGCGACCGCGGCTTGAAGTGTGTGATTACCCGAGAGGACATTCTTGGTCTTTCGATTAGCCACAATTGGTCGATATTGACCCATGGTCTTGAGCGATTCGATAATCTGTCCAATATCGCCTTCTCTTGGGTTGAGAGGATGAGTCGATATCTCATTGACCGAAACTGTCTCTACATCGCTAGGGTCAGCCTTAGAACGCTCTGAAAGGGTATCTTCAATAACAGGCTTACGCTCTGGGAATCCGAGGCGAAGTTTGATTCCTGATATGACTTTAGAGCGCGACTTTCCGAACTCAGTAATGACCTGCTCTTCCCATGCTTTGAAGGCATCTGTCTCGACCGTAAATCGCCATGCCGCAATCTTTACTTCAGGGTCTTTCGGTAAAGACTTTGTTCCCCCTACAGGCTCGTTATCCAGACCCGAAATCAATCTATCCAGATTGGCTACATCGGCTTCAGAGAATCCCGTTCCTTCAAGGTCAGGTAGTGAAGTTAAAAGATTCTTGAGCATCGGCTCGTTATAGGTTGCAAGGTCGGTGAGTCGATTATCAGCGAGCACGATTTGTTTGGCTTGCTCCTCACTTACATCCACATAGGTAATCTTGATTTTCTTCCAGCCTAGTTTCTTTGCCGCCTTATAGGTGTGATTACCAGCGAGAATGTAATTCGACCCGTACTGCACGACGATAGGTCTGTACTGACCATGGGCTTTGAGTGATTGAGCAATCGCTTCAATATCTCCGCGGCGCGGATTGAGCGGATATGAATTTAATGATGCAAGAGGAACTGACGCAACCTGTCCTACATTGATATTGGCTTTCATTGAACTGCCGCCTTTGGATATGGCAAAACTGGATACCGTAATTTAGAAATCAATTCTTCTCGCCTTTTTCCCTTGGCGTTGAAATAAATATAACGATGCTTGCGCGAGCGCTCAACGAATGAGACTTTGTTTCCGAACTTCTCCACGACTTCCTCATTTGTCAGACCATGAGCGTATGTTGCGTGATGCCCTTCAATGCCTTCAATTTTTGGGTCTTTGAACTTGCTCGATAATCCTGTGTATAGAAAATTACAGGCTTGATAAATAACTCCTAAATGATTCTGCGCTGTATCGGCGAACGACACAATGATTTCCTTATCAAGAAATTTCATGCTCCGACTCACTAAGAAACTCTCCGCATTCTTTTGCAATCTGTCATCTACCCATAAACGATTCAACTCATACACATTTTGCTTTTCTTCATCCCCACAGATTCCTCGCAATAATGTCGATGAGGGACTCACACCATAGGTAACGACACCGAAAGGCTCTATGACATCTGGAAGGAATAACCCGAATGCGTGACTCACGGGAGCCGTTCTATGGAGATAATGCCGCTCAACCACAATTTCCATTGCGAGTTGATATGAAATAGGTTTAATTACCGCATCTGTTTTTTGGAGCGGAGAGGTCGGAATCGAACCGCCATCATCTAACTGGAAGGTTAGTTGTGTTTGCATTACACCATCCCCGCAATCTCATTAAAGATTCGGCTTAGGTGGTCTGCCCCTATGACGAATTAATTTTCCTTCTTTGTCGTATTTTGGCTCACGGTCAATATCGTTACGGATGATTTTATAAATCAACTGCTCTGATACTCCCATGGCTTCGGCAATTTCTCGATACGTGATGCGTTGCTTACGAAGGCGCAAAATCAACTGTTTGCGGCGTTTTAGTAAATCCGTCATCTGATTCTGATGGGTACGGATTACGTTATTAATGGTGGTTAGGTCTTCTAGACCGCGACCGTCTAACTCTTCTGCCTTCATTTTCATTTCACATCTCCTTCGAACATACGTTCGATAGCATCATCGATATTGTTTTTCTTTTGTAACTCTGCAACTACGGCAACGAACTCAATTTCAGTTTTGGAACGCATCTTCACATACGCTGAAACCAACGCGAGATAGAACGGCGAAAAAAACAGAATCGTTAATAACATCCCCGCTGTTGTAATAATTAAATCCCAATTCATAGTGACCTTTCTTTCTTAACTCCTCGTATATGAATGACCAAAGAATCTTTTCCTTTCTTTGGTCCTAAAAAAATTATTGAGCGTACATACTGCGGAGAATCATCTGGCAGAATTCCTGCGTCAACAATTCCATCGATAGCCGCTTTCACTGCTGGATTACATGCACCTACATCTTGAAGGCGACCCCCTTTTTGATGCGGTTCAACTGTGACGCTAATCCATGACATCGGTGGAATCTTGCCAGATTTAGCCAATAGTTCAAAAGCCTGTCTCCACTCTTTTGTTTGTTTTGCTCTCTCCCAGCGATTACCCGCTCGCTCAGAATTCGTCGTCCACGGTCTTTGATTGAACTCAAGACGATAGAACATTTGTTCAGTTTCGTCTGAATAGCAGATACATTCCATGGCTTAAACATCGGGCATTGTCCAATTTGTGTCAAGTTGTCTCTTTTGCCCTAAATTGTCGAGAAGCCACCATCGGTCTTTAGAATCCTTGAAGGGAATCTCCTCGGCGGACTCGACTTTCTGTATCAATAAACCTTCTCTACGGGCTTTCTGACGGTTGGACTCGACCCATCCGTGGCATCCACTTACCCCCGAGCCACAAAGGGCTATGAGGTTGGCTGGACGGTGCAGGTCAGCATTCTTGGACCCGCCCATCATCCGTGGTCTACGGTGATGAACTGATACCCCGAGAGTCATAAAGTCGCTACCGCATCTCTCGCAATGATAGTTTCCACGAATCAAAACGCTCATGCGAGTATCCTCATCGACTTTCATCGGTTTAGATTTAGCCACATCAATCTCGCATTCTCGAGGGCGTGTGTGCAAGCAAAGCACACTTGTTCCTGTATCTGCTCCGCCAATTGCGAAGCCAAGTGACAAATCGGAATACCCTCATGAGTTAGGTGCCACCTCTCCGCTATCTGTATCCACTGAAGCATTCTTTGGTTTTCCTATCTTGGAGCGAATCTCTTCGAGATACTTTTGAACTGATTCTGGGGACGCTTTCTTTTCTTTATGCCGTTCGAATTCTTCAGAGAGCAATCGACCGCGCTCTCTTTCCAACTCGGAGGCTTTACGCCGCCGTGATTCTCGATTAATGTGCGAGGGAGTAATCGCAGTATCAAAATTCGAGTAATGGAAGAAAACTAATTTCCTTCCCTCCTCAAGTGAGATATCAAAATCTAAAGCCTCTGCCCACGCCCGTACTTTCAACTCATCGACCTGAATTCTCAAATCGTAAGCCGTAACCGTGCCGAGGAGAAGGGCAACTTCAGATAGATTCATCCGTGAACTTTCGCGATAACTCCAAAGCCTTCATCGCTGAAGTCTCTGTCTTGGTTCTCACGCCAACGCCACGCAAAACTAAATCCATCTGTCTCATGGTCGGGACTGTCCCTACATAATCCAAAGCGGATTCAATCTGCTCGACTGAATGCCCTCGCTTTATCGCGGCATCACAAATCTGGAGAAGTGAATGCCATGCTCCTTTTCCCAGAGGTTTTACTTTTTGCTTCTCCCACCATCTCCTAGCAACCAACTCTTGAGGGGCGATAACTGCGACAGCAGTTTCGTCCCCTTTTGTTGTAGATAGGACTGTTGTATAGGACTGTTGGTACGGAGTGGAGTTGGGGAGTGGAGGGGTCAGAGTTGGGGAGTTGTCCCTATCAGAGTTGGGGAGTTCTATGTCATCGTCCATAACTTTGTTCTCCTCAACATCGTTGGGGAGTGCTGACTTTTTCCAGATTAATTGATACGTGGTCGCGTTGCCCTTGGAGTTTCCCTTGGACACAATTCGAAGGTTGCCATCTGCAATCATCTCGTTGATGACCTTTCGGACATACTCAATCGAGCATCGGCTTTTCTTGGATAGGTTGCTCTGTGAAGCAAAGAATCGACCATCATCATGAGAGATATCGGCGAGCGCCAAGTGGATGAGCAGTCGAGTCCCATCGTAGGGAGAATCGGACCAAACTTTTATCATCCACTTGAGACTCACAAATTACCTCCACAATGCGGGCATGATTTTTTGCGCCCGAAAACTTCACTTGGTCTGTTAGCCACAAAATTAGGACTCACATAAACTTTACAAGCGTCTCGAGTCTCTTTGAGCCTTACTAAATGTCCTGTTTTGTGGAGGACGGACAATACACCAGAGGCGCTTCCATGATGCAATCGCAACACATCGGCTAACTCTTTCCATGTCGAGCCAAAGTGACCCCGACCTGAAATGAACTCAATGGCTTGTTTTTGACGTAACGCGGTTTTGCCATCGGCATCCGCGCTACGCGCTCTGTTCTCGCTTGTATCTGTCCCGCTAAATCCTGAAGTTCCCGCATAGGGCAACTCAGGCATTAACTCCAAGAGTTTCTGTGTTTGTTTCCGCATTGGTTTCCTCTTCCAATTTAGGTGGATTGATTTTCAATTGTTGAGCCTTAAAGTGTGCTCGGAATTGTTCAAGTTGCTCTGCGTGATACTTGTCTTTGTTTTGGGTTATGTATTGACCAACCTTTGCAAGAGACTCCATATCTGTTGCTCCAGAGATTTTGACAAGCAATCCACTTGGCGAGAGAACGTCATCTGCACTCGAGCGCTCGTATGAACTTGCATCAGGGTCAACATCGTCTGTTGGCAGACATAACGTTTGTAGTAATGCAGTTCGAAAGGCGACAGACATAGCCTTAGCAGTTGCCTTATCACCCGAATCCATGGCTTCGGCTCCTACTGTCGTAGTAATGAAATCGCCCTTTGGTCCATGAAACGTGTAAGCCACTTGCAATCTAACGTGACCCATCGCTGTTCGATTCTTTCCAATCTCAACAGTTTCATAGGAGTAATCCAAAACATCTGGAGTCGCAATAACTCCGTACTTTTGAAATGCTGGAGATACTGCGTTGACTACTGAATCAATTCCACGGAAATTAAATCCTTGTGATTGATTACGGTCTTTCTTTGCGATAGCACCTACAGTCTTCATAACTTCAATCAGTGCTTGATTAATACTTAATTCGTTTTCCATGATTTCCCTTTCACTACTCTGCAATCACAAATGAAACTGATGTTTCACTTGGTATAACTTTTACCGCTGGGATAATTTCACCCTCGGTTGATATTACATGATTTTCTTCCGTAATGAGTTCATTTAGCGCGGAGCGGTCAGGTTCTTTTTTGACCCGAATCAGATTAGGTTGATTCTTCTCAGCCCATGCGAGGAACTCCTCGGCATCTTGAATCTCAACTTTTGCCCTACCCGCGACAGTCTTGACCGTGCCATGGGGTAAAACTAGGGATTTACGACCTTCAGAGCGCTGTAGGAGCGCGTATGGAGTGAGGATAGCCTCGAAGTACCCTGCATCATTCTCAAGGGCTGTATTGACCTTCTGGAGCCATTCTGTGGCTCTTTGAATCTCTCGGTCTGCAATGGCTTTGTTTTCTGATTGCTTACGGCGGATTGCCGCCAATTTTCTCATCGCCCAATCAGCCTTTTGGTCATCATCGACCTTGAAGGATTCTAGGACTGGGGTTTCAACGATATCGAAATCGTCGATAGGTGATGCTTGCATTTGAACTCCTCTCGTTTAGGGAGAGGATATGCAACTACGGTTAGATTGTCAAATACCTACAGCCCGATTATTTGACCAACGTACATCGAGGCACCGACAACTGTGGCAATAAAGAGCGCACCGACTGTGCGGATAACCCATTCTGAGCGTGATTCCATCTTCTCAAGGCGGTCCGTAATATGTTCCATAGCCTGTTGAATGTTATCCGTATCTGAAGAATAAACATCTTGGCGAACATAAGTTTGAGAAATGTTGAGATTCATTTGCTTGACTTCCATTGTTAGGTCATCAAGCCTTCTCATGACTTCTCCTAAAGTTGGTTCGTGTTCCATTAGTAACCTGCCCTTGCTTCATCGGGCGAACTCGCAACAGGCTTTGAAGCATATTTTGGTCGAGCAACTGCCATAGCAAAAGAGTAAGAACGTTTTTTGAGGAAAACACCATCACCATTCGACTGACTTCCTGCGCCGTCGCCAGCGGTATTACCTTCAGCGACTACAAGACGTTTTAATTTTTTATTGTTTTTAATAACGATTCCAACATGGTCGGGTTGAGAATCTGTATCGAACTGGAAAAATACTAAATCTCCTGCCTCGGCTTGACCAACAGGGACTAATTGATTCTTTTTTGCGAACCACTTTAATCCCGCATCACAAGAGGCAAAACCTTTTTTTGTTTGGGCGGTTACAAGGTCGGTCAATTGCGCTTTATGAAAGCACCATGAAACAAACATCGCACACCATGGTTGATTGTTTAGACCAAACCACTTTCCATACTTAGTGTCGTTGTTTGGACCTTCCTTGTAACCAGCCTCAATCTCTTCAAGAGCGAAGGCTATGACAGCCTCTTTGCTCATAGTTCGTCTTCGTAATCCTCTAACTCGGCTGGGTCGACGAGGAGGGCTTCAACGGTCTTCTCATTTTCAACGCGTTGAGCATATTCACCCAACCCAATAAGAGAAAGAATCAAGATGACAGCCTGTTCTGCTGGCAAGTCAGGATTCACAATTGCCAAAACAAGAGTGACCGCTGAAGAAACAAAAGCGGAAACTCGAACAGGGTTTTTGCGGATAAAGTCTTTCATATTGCTCCTTGGTAAAGCGTAGGTGGATAAATTATAACTTATATGGATGCTCTGTCGATTACGACGATATCTGTCCCATTTATCAGAACCAGAGCAATATCGCCGACTTGAGGTGAATAGTTATGAAGATGGGGGATACCAGTTAAAAGCGTGTCAGTTCCAGATAATTTAATATCTACGTCGGCTCTAGGCACAGACCTTTTATCAATAATTTCAGCCCAATGAAATGCGACTTTTACATTCTGCGCAATTACCTTTGATAATAATGTTGCAATGTCCATCATTCTCCAATTCCTATTATTTCGTTATCGCCAACAACACGAACTATTCTTGTTTGAACGCTTTGTTCGGAATCTGGACTCAAAGGGATTTCAACTGTGTCAACTATTGAAATCCTATCTACTTTCGCTCCAACTGATTTCACGTAAATAACATCATTGACGTCCAGAGTGGGGTCGACAATAGAAGAAAAGGAAACACTTTCTTGTGCACCAATGTATCTATTCAACAAGGCAGTTGCCGCTTGTATTGCTTCAGTTTGTGTCGCTATCGCACTTGTCTCATAAAATATTGGAACTGAACCAAAAGGTCCATAGCGATATGTTGGGCTAGTTGTATCCTCGTCCCAAACCTCAATACGCAACGGGGTGCCAATATTGCTACCCTCTACGGTATAAACAACTCCATTATAAGTTTCTTTGGTAGAAATAGTGCGATTGAGATTGGTCGTAGTCGTATTTTCATTTTCAACATACGAAGCGACAATTGCTCCTGAGTCAAGAGTTGGGAACTGTGTCATCGTGGCAATGCCATTGACATCGAAATATAAGTCAAAGCCGACTATCTGGCATAAATAAACTGCATCTTTCCATGGGTCGTTTTGTCTGTCGGTACCCAAAACAACTTGCGAAATAGTTACATTTGTAGTTGGAAATGAACAAATTACATCAGGATTTCTATTTTGTAACAACGCTTGAATAGATGTGTGCAGTGGGCTATTAACCATTTGATAGGGCGCTAACCACTTATTGCGAGAAACAAGAATGGACCTATCCTCGCCTTGAATGGAGATACGAACTCCCTCGTTAGTATCGTCAATACTAATTTCAGTCATGACAAAAATACCTAGCGGGACATATTCGATTGTTCCATTAACAAATTTAATACCTCGATAAAGCCTCAACTCGTTACCAAAAGGCGATAAGAAATCAAATGCTGAATCGGGGACTACATTATCGATATCGCGAGAAGCGAATAATTCAACACTGCAAACTCTACGAATAGCACTGTTTGAACTCGCGGTTACAGAACCACTGGCAATATCTAAATCAAGAAGTTTTTGGTCTCCACTCCAGATTTCTGCCTTAGAAACAACAACGTGATTATCTCTAAGAGCGGCTTTGAACTCAGCGCTCGCTGGATACATTATGCAGTTACCTCGACATATTGAATACTGATATCTCGATTGGAGCGTCCATTAGGTGTGGAGAATGTCCAAGAGCGTGAAATGATTCGAATATATTTTTGATTTCCGAGTGGGTCTTGAACCAGAATAGTTCCCTGATAATTCAAAAGAGGTTCAAGATTTTGCCATTCGGACTCATTAAGAGTCTTTATAGAATAGGAACCGTCTTCACCTTGAATCAATCCAGAAACAACAATTGGTCTATCTTCTCCAAGACGGCGGAAAACGGTAGTTTCCTCAACAACATCTAGAGAGATATCTCTTTGAACTCTAATAGAGCCTTTATTTATGGCGGGATTCAAAACGGCTTTGAACCACCATGTTTCATCATTCGTGATAAGAATTTGTTGAACAGTTCCCCATGCTGAAGGGAACTCATTGGCATTCGAATCAATGCCTACCGAACGGCATCGATAGTAGGCAACAATCCCTCGAGGGGCTTCATAATCTTGTGCAGTTGCCACATAACTTCCATTCGGAATTAATCTTTCTCCGTTTCGAATACCTGCATATACAAAACTTGCACTGTCAGAACGGTGGATATCAAAATATTGACTGACATATCCAGTTGGAGCGGCTCCTGTCAATGTGAAAGTTGCCTTGCCATCAACATCCGACCAAGTAACAGACATTGTTGGAATCGTTGGCGCTGTGTAACTTATAGTAAATTGACTATATGCGTAATCAGACCAAAACGGAGTGCCATTAATAGATTTTGCTACTCGAACATAAGCACGATAAGTCGCTGGTAATAACAACTTTCCTATAACCGCACTCGAATCAGATGAAGCAATTTCACCTGAATCCCACGTTGCAGTTGAAGTCGCTGGGCTAAATCCACCTGCTCCGTATTGTGCGGCAGTAAATACTTTAATTTGATAGTAAGCCTGTGTTTCATTATCTGTATCTGCATAAGCCCACGACACATCTGGAGCGGCTGAAGTCGTGATGGTGCCAGTTGGAGCAGAGACCGTTACGGTTGGTTGAGCCGCAATGTCTACGTCAATATAGAGTTCGTAAAACTTTCCAATATCTGAATTGTCAGCATATTCTGTTATTTTACTTCTGAGTCCGTCAATTAAAGACTGTGACCACGATTGACCGTTCGGAGCATAATTAAAATAAGGTCCAGTAAAAGTTGTAGCGGCGGCATTTGTAGCCCGAACTGCAAGAGGTGAATGGAAATAATTTTGATTGTCACTACGAACGCCAAGATAAATATTTAACTTTCCAGCGCTTGTTGGCGTAGAGCATCTCGCTCTAACTCGAACTCGCTTAACGCGCTGTGCGGCGGTCAATGTTGTTGTGCCAAAATCTAAAATTGCGGTAGCACTGCCAATGATGCTTGAAGTTTTGGCAATATAAGTTGCATCGCTTCCATCACTGAGGGCGGCATTTAATGATGCAGAGCCACCTGTAATTGTGAAGAGCGTGGAACCTGAAGCGGTTGCATTAGGTACAACTGTTGTAACTGCCATTATCGATTCCTTGCATTAACTGATAGCCAGAACTTATCAACAAATTGGTCTACAGCGTTTAGGTCAACTCCAGAAACAGGCTCGTTAAGTTTCAAAACAACATCTCCTGAAATATTAATTGAATTGTCTACATCTTTTTTACTGTCGGGGGTAAAGGTTGGCGTAGGTGTTACAACTCCTGTATCAGTAAAACTACTTTCAGCATAAAGTTTCTTTGCCGCATCCAGAGCCGCTAATTGCGCAATAACCATGCCGATAGAACCTGCGGCTTGTGCCATTGGACCCGAAATTGAGGCGGCGATTGTTGCCATCAAGTTAGCCAATTCCAGTTGCTTCTTCTTCAATGCGTCAATAGTTCCTTGAATTAAATCATCTCCAACATCGGCTCCAAGAGTGCGTAATGGAGTTAATGCTGTATCGATAGCGGCAACGAAAATTGCCATCTGGTCATCAATGTTTTTCAACCTGTCTTCATCTGCCTTGACAAGTGCGGCAATAGCATCGGTACCTAAATCTTTGAAATTCTTATTGAGCAATGGCTTTAAGACTTCAGCCATGCCATCGGCAATTTGTTTCATTTGATTATCAAGAAATTGCAATTGTGACTTTGCGCCAGTAACGATTCCTTGCGCGGCGGCAACTCCAGAACCATAGAATGCTGTTCCAAAACGAGAAGAAAGCCCTCCGCTTATACTTCTAACTTCTTGGAACATACTGTTAATTGCAGAAATTTGTGAGCCGCTCGCGCCAGCCAAAGCCTCAAGAGTTGAAGCGGCGGCTTCTGGTCCCGCCTCGAGTAACTCTCTAATATATTCTGGATTAAGTCCCTTGGCTAATAATGCTTCAGCATTGCGAGCAAAATTGCGGATAGAAGTGAGACGCTCTTGCATTTGTTTCATTAATTTGTCAATGCCCGAACCACTCTCTTTGACTTGCGTGATAACTAAACCATTAGCCGTCTTGATGACTCTGATGACAGCCTCGGAATCTTTGTCAGTCAAATCAGTAATAGCGCCAAAGAAACCTTTAATACGTCCCTGTAGAGCAGATTCAAATGATTTTTGTTCTTCCAAAATATCTTGCAAACTATTTTGGGCTTGTTCGAGTACGCGGACTGCTGATTCTCTTTCAATTGCCAGAGCATAAATCGCTTGAGTCTCTTTTTTAATGTACTCAAGCATTGTATTTCTTGAGGCTTCATCAAATCCAGCGTAACGATTATTTACCGCTGTTACTAAGCGGTCATAGAGAGAGGCAATAGAATCGACTGTGGCTTCTGCTCCAATCAAAGCGTTATTCCACTCTGAAGGTCGTCCAAAAGTAGAACTAAACATTTCAAGCAACGAATCAGCGCCAGTTGCCCGCATCTGTAAAGCATCTTCTTGTTTTCTTCTTAGTTCAACAAGATTATCGACCAGTTTTGCTCGTTCGTTGGCTAAGTCAACTAAGCCCTGAGTCTGATTCTTAAGGTATTCAACCAATGAATCTTTCTTCTTAGGGTCAATACCAATGAAGCGCTTTTCAACTAGAGCGATAATTTCATCATATTGCGAAATAATAGAATCAACTGTTGCCGTAGTAGCGCCCATCGCCCTTTGAATACGACTTGGTTCACCGAATGGCATTGCAAAGAGTAAACCAATTTGAGCCGATGCTTCATTTCTATCTTTAATAGCGGCTTCTAACTCATCTTGTGCTTTTTCAAGAGCATCGGTTACTTCCTTGAAAGCATCCGCGATTTCCATTGCTTGAGGAATAAATGAACGAACTTGTTCATTAATTGCATAGAATCTATCTTGCAATGACTTAAGAGCCGCGCCCTTAAGACCCTTACCTTTTTCATCAAAGACATTCTTGAGCATGTCAAGACCTTTGATGATTGTGTCTCTTGCCGCTTCTCCGCCCTTGGTAAAGCCCGGCATAAAGTCGTTATTGATGAAATCGTTATATTTCTGAACAACACTGCGTAAAGCGTCCTGTGCTTTTATAGCGGCATCTGTTAAACCTGTAGCGTTTACACCTTCTTCGTCTTCGCCGCCAAACTTGCCAAGACCCTTAAATAATCCCTTTTCATCAAACTTAGGCATTTTGAACTCAGAATCAAATTTAGGTAACTTGAAACGTTTCTTTTCTAAACCATCTAACTTATCGGCAAAACCTTTGACTTTCTCTCCCGCATCTTGGAAGAATTTACCGACATTTTCAGTCATGTTATCCATGCCGCGCAATGCCTTACCAGCGGCGTCGACTCCTAGTAAATCTAAACCTTTTAACAATAGTCGTAGAGGACCTGTGTTTATTTTAATAAGTCCGACTGCCAACTGACCAATAACTTGAATCAGTGCGCCAATGCCAGTAACTCCCGCTTTGCCAACTGCAATAATTATTTTGCGGAATGCTTCTGAATTATTCCAAAGAATCACAAAACCCGCAATAAGGGCTGTTACACCTGCAATGATTAGTCCCACAGGATTCATTTTCATAACTAAATTTAATTTTTTCCATGCTAATGTCAATCTTGCAAGAACACCTGTTTTCTTATTAAAAAGGAAATTTGTAATTGCAGTATAAGCATTTAGTATCTTGACCTGTAATAAGTAAGCCATGATAGCAACCGTTACAATTCCAAAGACTCCTGCTAAAATCTTAAAGACTGTCGCATAACGTTTTACAAACTCAATAGAAAAAGTAATTGCCTTTGATAAAGCCGTAATAGCGACAGCGGCATAATTCAAAGCGATGTTCAATACATCTACAATTACTGCGCCTACAGTTAAAAATACTGGAATAAGTGGTTTCAAAGATTCTAATAAATCCATAAACGCTGTACGCAATTTTGGACTCAATGCAATAAGAACGGTCAAACCAACTAAAAATGGATTGAAAGCACCTAAGAAACTTCCTAGAATTGGAACTTGTTTCAGAAGGTTTTGTCCTCCAAAGGTGGCAAGAGCCGCAGAGACAGCGGCAAGTACAGGCAAGAATCTTTGCATTTCAGTTCCGAGTCGTTCCATAAATGGAACTAAGCCTTCAGCCCTAGTCTTTGCTTCATCCGCAGATTTAGCCACGCCATTCAAACCCTTTGTGAACTCCACTGCTTTTTGCAGAGCATTCGTAAGAGGAGTTGCAAGGTTAGTTAATACTGCACCGATAGTTTGAATGACTGGATAAAAACGTCCGCCTTCAGAAACAAGTTTGACAAGATTTTTATACAATTCATAAGTTTGTAGAATCATGGGACCGAACGCCTTTATTAAAGCGCTTCCCATTGCTACTTGTAATTCATTTGTTATACGAGCAAACGAACGCAATACTTTGCCGGGGCTTGTCATTGCGGCTTCATAAGTTCCCGCAACTCTTTCGCCCTCTTTTAATACAAGATTTAGAACGGCGGCTTGTTTTTCTTGATACGTTAATTGCTTAGTTGTTTTTCCGATTTCGCGAGCGTAGTCAGCGTAAGCCTGTCCAGCGGATTTTTGAATACCAACAGATTTAAGAACTTCAGAACGACCTGTAATGATGGCATGGGTTAATCGGTCGTAAGCATCGGATGAGTTGACTCCACCGATAACGGCTAAGTCTTGGGCAACTCGAGCAACTTTCGATGCACTGGCTAAATCTAAATTATTTTGAGCATATTTTAAGACGGATTTTTGAGCAATTTCCATCTCGATACCCATTGCCTTAACTGCTAAGGCGGCATCTTGTAAGGCTTCATAGCCTTTGCCCGTTGACCATCCAACGGCTTGCAAGGCAACATCTAGTTCATCAACTCGAGAGGCGGCATTGAATGATTGCACACCCATTGCGATAAGTGCGCCGCCCGCAACCGCGGCGAAAGTTCCAGCGGCAACGGCGGCTTTATTAGCGGCAGATTCGAATACGCCAAAAGAATTAGACATATCGCTTGCGCTCTGGGTAACCCCATCACGCATTTTGCTAAGTTCGCCTTGGACTTCAGTAAGTTTGCGATTGAACTCTGCTGTTTCGGCTCGGAACTTGGCAAGAATCTCGACTACTGTTTCTGCCATTCCAAGTCACCTACTTCCGTTGTTTCATTGCCTGTTCTTGCTCCCAAGCGCGAAGTCGCTCAAGGGCTTCCCACTCAGATAATTCATTAGAAGAGATAGCACGATGAGACGGACTGCCGTGTAAAAGTTCCTCGACAGTCCGTCCCAATCGCTCTGCTAACTCAAAGACGAATCTTCTATAACCGTTGCGGAGGAGTCTTTTCCCAACTCATCAGCCGCCTCTTTTGTAAAGCCTGATAAGCGCATACCTACCATGGCGATACGGTCGAGGGCATTTGCAGACTTGGAAAGTAGAACATCCTTATCCTCTGGAACAAAGATTTGTTTTCCTGTATCGGGGTCGAATGCGGTTGCGATGACAATTTCAGGATAGACAAACTGAAGATTGACGTCTTTTCCGCTCGAGGTTGCTTTGTCCATGATACGTGTGCGCTCTGCGCCAGTCATACCACGAACTTCAATTTTTACACCCCATTCAGGAACATCCACCACTTCTGATGGAATATCTTGAACTGCGAGGATTTGGTCTCTAATGGACACGATGTTCTCCTTTGGTCTTCTCGGACACGATTATTTTTTATTTAATTGTTATACGCTGTAAGAGCCGCGTGTAACGGCACCAGAAATCTGAAACGCCGCTGAGAACGATACTACATCGCCTACTCCTGCGGAAGTTTCGTATGAGGTCAAATAAGCCTCACCTGTGTACTTAGTTGCACCCGAAGCGGAACCTTCTGGACCGTACTCGAAAGATACTGTTGCATCTTGTCCGAGAATTCCAGCGAGGTAACCATCTACAGTTGCGTCAAATGAACCGTCAATGCTAATTGTCTGGTTTTTGAAACCGACAATGTAGGTACGGTCATTTGAACCGAAAGATGTTGTTTCCAAAATTTCTGCTTCACGTGGGAATGAGACAGAGTTTGAGACATTCGAGATGTCTCTTAGTGTTCCAGATGAATCGTCAACCTTGAATACGGCGGATTTACCGTGGCGAAATGTAGGCATTTTTTTATCTCCTTGAGAAAGCGATGCTGAATGTGATTGAACCTGTACCCGATGCTGGAGTTACCAACGCTCGGACGTAACGATTAACGGTGCCGCTAACTTCAACTCGCTGTGAGGTCAAAGTAGTGGAACCGATAGTTGTAAAAGTTACAAGGTCAACCCAAACTGAATTGTCAGTGGAGTGTTGCACCTTTGCAACTGTTGTTGTGCTACGGGTATTAGCCGTAATGTGTAGGTGAGCAACTCCGCCATTTGTGCTTGATGCGGAATTGTCAACTGCTGTACCAGTAGAAGTCGTTGTGATAGCGCTTAGGCAACCAAGCCAAACACCATAATCGAGACCACCATTGGCATTCGCGCCGCCTGAAACGGACACGACATCTGTAAGAGGACTGCTGATTTCGTATGAAGACTCAACAGCCGAGAGCATTGTTGCTCTGCGTCCAAGTCCCGAACCATCGTTCGAAACTGTCATAGTTGCATAAGTATTATTTCCAAGAGCATCAGTTAAAATTTCATCAACAGCATCGGCTGAACCATCAAACAAGCCATCAAAGGAAACTGTTCCCTCAAGGTGACCCGCAATATAAGAGCGGTCATTTGAACCGAATGTTGTTGTCTCTGGAACTTCAACTCCATTAGTTGCAGTAACGCTATTTAGATAAGCGCTTAAATCAAATTCATTGGAAAGGACAACTGTTCCTTTACCGTGACGAAAGACTGGCATTATTTCTCCTCAACTGGACGCTGAAATGGGGTTCCGTCTTGGACTAAGCCATCATTGTCTTCATCTTTGGCATCTGGATTAAATCCATCTTCCTTAGATTCCTCGACGGGAACTTCAATGATTGGTTCTTTAATAATTGGTTCTGCAACAACTGGTTCGATAACAGGTGCAGGAACGGGTTCGGCTTTAACTTTTGACGGTTTATCTGCGTCTTCAATAATCTCATCTGCAAGTAGCCACTTAACAGCGTTTGCAGGTAAATCATCTACAACGTCACCGATTTCGGCACGTTTGTTTGGCGGGTAATCGATACCCTTCAAGACTCGATAGCGAGCCATCTAGACCTCCTCCGATACGGCACATGGGTAACCCAAGTAACCGTCAGGTCACTCGGACACGGAAGAGACGAAAAACTCGGGCGACAAGCGCACAGTGCGTTTATTGTATCGCATTGAAATTTAGAGAACTTTGCAACGGGTCAATAGCGTTGAAACCACACCCTTATATTCATCTTGACCTTTTACAGTTCCTTTGATTTTGAACTTATCGCCAATCTCAACATTCAACCCACGGCTTGAAAACCATTTGAACTGATAATCCCCACCCTCGAATGTGTAAAGCGTGGTCCAGCCGAACTGAGTCTCAAAGGTGTTTTCTTTTAAGACTGTAACCTCAACCTCAACCTTTTCTCCAACTGAAGCAAAAATCTCATTTTTGTAGATTTTCTTTTCAATTTGTTCTTCAGCCTTTTTCTGCCAAGCCTTCAAGAGACTGATTAAGATACCTGCCGTGCCGTGCTTTTGAAATGCCAGCCCACTGATAATTCTGACATTTTCGGCGTAACTTGATTCACCTTCAAAACTCTTTCCGAACTCAAGTAACTCCCGAGCCTTATCACGGTGAGCATCGGTTACTTCTTGACCGACCAATTCTTTCCATAGACTCAGACCATGAAATCCGCCCGCTAACTTTCCCCATACGACCTCTTTAGTTGAAAGACCAGTTCCAGCGGCTATGTATCCAGTTTTTTCTACTGCGCAGACCGCGGTTGCTAACACGCCCGAAGTATCGAATCCACTATGTTCGCCACCAGAAAATCCGCCGAACTCGGCATTGAAATCTTCTTCGGTGACTAAGACTGACGGATTGAATTCCCATCCAAGAAAGTCCTTGACGCAACTTGAGCCAACCTGACTCAACTTTCCTTCTTCATTCTGGACGAAGATAACTTTTGAGCGAGAGCGAACCTTTTGGCAATGCTCGCAATAGCCAACCTTTACCTCTGAAGGCTTGACTTCTATTCCACCCGCAATGGTTTTTGTGAGAGCCTTACCCTCGATAAACTCGGCAACACCCACGAACTGCCATCCGTTAAATTTGACTGGTTCGCCCTCAATGACGAGAACTGAATATTCACATTCGATTCCATTGAGTGTTTCGGAGCGCGATTCAACACGTACTTCAAAACCGCCGCTCAAACCTTTATTCTTCCCGCGGGAAGCAATCTTTTGAGCCTTGGCAAGAGTCTTCTCAATATTGATGCTTGAGATTCTGAACTCTCTCATCTCGCCCTCCTCTCAGGACAAGATAAGTATACCAAACATGGGTTAGTTATTCAACGATATCCCTGCGTAGGCGTTCCTCTTGAATCATGTTGAGGGTTAGGAAATAGCCAATTCCATCGACCACGGTATCGGGCTTGGACTGATTGACCTCACGGGCAATCTTCATCCCTACCATACAGAGGGCAACCTGCTCGGCAGAAACGTCACAGCCGAGGATTACAGACCATATCTTCGCCGCCCTAGAGAAGTTATCGAGAGGATGACCGTAGGCGTCCTGACGCTCCCCTGAGACCAACTCAGCGGCATACGAAGCGATATCACGTGGGTCGTTCATAGTAATTGGATATCCGTCACTCCCGCCGTTGATACTAGAAACGTTAGAACTCCGACTTCCGCTACTTCTCCCGTTGACTGACGCCACCATACGCTTCCCCCGTCGAGGGCTGGTGCTTGTAGCCATTTGACTCCTCCCCAATCTGCAAACTTAAATGAATGATAATGACCAGAAACCAAAATATCGCAATCACCGATTTTTTGTCTTCCCAGAGTTTGGTCTGCTATCCATCTCCGTAGTTTGGACTCTACTCCTCCACTGCCAGACCTTGCAAGATGACCATGGGTAATACCAATAATTTTTCCATGCACTTCCAATGTAAGACTCAACTCATCTGTTGGAATTGCAAAGTTGACATGACCGTAGGCTTCAGGATTAGCCGCAAAGATTTCCGCAACAGATTCGACAAGGGCAACATCATCATTATCGCCAAGAGTCGTGAATGCTTTTCCGTTCTTTCTATTCTCTCCATGATTACCGCCAATTGCGGCAACTGTTATGGAAGGAACAAGTTTTGACCATTTGATGAGAGCGTCTCTTAATAAACGACGAGCAATCTTTATCTGGTCACGTCTATCGACTTCAACTGTAAAGGTTTGAATGTCGTAATGACCATCGCATCCTTCAACCAAGTCGCCTAGACATAGAACTGTTATCGAATCAATTGAACGTCCGATTTTTTTCAATTCTTTTAATCTGAACTCAACATCATCGATAGCATCTAGCCATCTGCCGACCAAGCCCTTAAGACCATCACCGTCACGCTTACCTGTTTGCCAGTCTGCTACACAAACTACAAGGCTCGCATCACCCGCTATTTCTTTAGGTTTATGAGGCTTATGCTTTTTGATTTCTTTAATCAGGGACTCAATATCGGCAGTTTCTTGTTTGCCTTTACGTACTACTTTGCCCTTCCATTGACGATTAAGAATGCCATTCGTATCGCCCCATACGTTAAACAAAACAGGTTCGACAACGGTGAAATGCTCAGGGTCTAATCCCCACATACGTAACACTTGAGACCAGTCGGGTTTTACTTCACCCTCGAAGGCTTCAGTTGTAACTGTTCCTTCATTACCTTCCCAAGTTACGCCGGGAGTCCATTCCGCTTTTCTTTGTCTTGGCTCAGTTTTCTGAACTGAGTTAATCTCCGTAGTCTTCAGAAGATTATCTAATGCGTCATCTAGGCTCACGTGGACACTTACATCCTTCTCGCCCACTCATGCGGCGACGATGACGGCGAACAATGCTCGAACTAATCTCGTATCCAAAATCTGTTAAGAGCGCGGCAATCGCCGATGCTTCAACTGATTGATTGAGAATTGCATCATTTAGTTTTGATTTGATTGGTTCTTCAACTGTTGCCAATAACTTTCCTAGACCACAATTGAAACCGCTTTGACTTTTCTTTCCATAAAGAGTAGTCAGACGATTAAGGAATTCATCCTGATTTATTTTTTGACTTGCATCTTGGACATCTGATACTCCACGGGCGCGTCGCGGACTCAAAGAGGAGACGGTCGCACTTCCAACATCTTTGGAATTCGTCTGTCGTTGCGTTTCTGCCATAAGGGTCTAATGCTCTCTCTTGCGGAGTAGGGGATTCCGCACTCGGTCCCTCTGGTCCTTTTGGGAAAGGACTAGGCGTCTTTGATTCCATGTCGACTAGACTCCAACGAAGCAATCTACGTTGAAAACGACCGAAGGTCTTTCCAACTCGTCGACACCGATAGGCATAATGGAACCCATAGATGCGATGCGAAGAATACCAATGCTTGAGAGGGTATTGTTTGATATCGCCGAAATTAGCGTTCGGAGTGTCACAGCCTTATCGCGAGCCGTAACGTAGTCATCTCGGGTCGCTCTGACCATAATTTGGAGGCTTGGTCTATCTACTGAAAACCCGTTGGCTCCAAAAGTTTCAATTGGGGGCAATCCTTCGTACTCAAAAACGGCTACACAGAAGTCAGGCTTCTCTGGCATTTTTGATAAGAAAAGATTGGTACCGAGAGTTAAATCTGCCGAGTTGGTATCAATGTAAGTACCGACCGCTTCTAGAACTGTTGGCATGTGACCTCCTAATATCCTTGACCGATGCGACGTTGAAGATATACACCTAAGCGTTGAGCCATGCCCTTAACTCTGCGCTTGGCTGGAGTTTCAAGATATTTTGCTCTTGTAGGTGGAGCGTGATAGACCTTCTTGCCGCTTGGAGCGTAAATGCGTTCGTGAACAAATAAAGCGTATGACGATGCTGGTCCACCATAAGAAATAGTTACTTCGACAGAATTCTCTGTTTTGTCAACTGGGTTCATGTGACCGCTTGCCCGTAAGATTCCAGTATCGACTGGAACTAATGTTTGCGACTCATTAAAAGCCATAGTCGCTTCCCAATACAGACCCTCTGCTAAGGCTTGGATTGCGTTATCCCCCGCGGCGGCAACAAGACGATTAAGTTTATCCAACCCCTTGATTTCAATTGGCTCCACTAGGCACGTCCAAAAAATATGACAGCGTGATGGGGTGATGTAACACCGTTTGCACTGTAATTCTTTTTGTCTAACCTTGTAACGATGGGTTCACTTCCATCATCCAAAACAATTCTGTCTCCAATGCCTATGTTTGGATTACCAAGGACAATAAGTCGACCCTCACTGAAAACTGAGCGATTCTGCTCCGTGTTTTGTTTCAGCGTATCCGCAATAATTCGGCATGAATAAGTAGTCCCAGTTGTCGAGGTTGCCAATTTTCCGTAATTATCCAGCGTAGTCTTTTTATACACCGTAATCACGTCAGTCATATCCCCCGTCCAATGGTCGGGAGAACCCTTTATGTAAGTCATCAGGTGTTGTTATCCATGATTCCCGTGTAGAAGTCTGAGTGATACGAAGTCACATTCTTCTCGCGAGTTGGAATGATTGATTGGGCATTAATTCTGGGAGTCGGTGGAGTCAAGAGGTCTCGTTGAGCACGAAGGCGATTAGCGAGTTGACGGTATTCAGCGGCAGAGGCTCCATAGGACTCTGAAATGCTGAGGTCTCCCACGCTTCGTGAGTAGTTTGTGCGGTCGGCATAGCGACCCGAGACCACTTCACATGCGGCAATAGCGGCAGGATAAGTTCCGCCCCATGTCGTTAGAAGATAGAGGATTTCCTCATCTTGCAATTCAGCATCATTTTCAGCGGTATCGCCAATAAGGAAACGAACTGCGTCTAAATCTGAGGCACTTGGGTCACCCGAATATGTGAACATGGTCAACTCCTTTGAGAGAACCTATCTTATCAGTCATTGAAAACCCAAACTTATTGCACTAGGCTTCCTGCATGAATCTAGTTGAAAAAGCCGTAAAGCATGGAGGCAAACTAGCCCCTCTTGTTATATCTGACGGTCTGACCTCTGGAACTGGATTGATGAATCCCTCTGTTTTTATAGACGATGACGGCGATATTCTTTTGAACTTAAGGCATGTCAACTACACGCTTTATCATTCTGAAAATAATCAAAGGTTTCCTAGTCGATGGGGACCGCTTTCTTATCTTCATCCAGAGCAAGACCAGAAACTAAAGACCATTAACTATCTTTGCCGTTTAGATTCTGAACTCAGGATGACTCATAGCACGAGGGTTGACACCTCGGCTTTGGATGTCGAGCCTCTTTGGGAATTCCACGGGGAAGAAGACTGTCGCCTAGTTAAATGGGACGGCGATTATTATCTGATTGGCGTTCGACGAGATACGACCCATAATGGCGAAGGTCGAATGGAGTACAGCCGTATTGAACTTGATAAGGTCGACTGGACGGCTAAAGAGGTAAGCCGCGTCAGAATGCCAGCGCCGGGTGAGAATAGTTCGTACTGTGAAAAGAATTGGGTTCCTATCCTTGACAAGCCGTATCATTTTTTGAAATGGACCTCTCCTACTGAGATTGTTAAATCCTCACCTACTGAGCCGAATACAGAACAGGTGATTCTGAAAAAGGCAGTTATGCCACCGAGGGACCAGCGCGGCAGTTCCCACATGATTCCTTGGGGAAATCTTTATATCTCGATATCTCATGAAGTAAATCTTTGGCAAAACTACCTGAACCAAAAAGATGCAATTTACCGTCACCGTCTTTTGGTTTGGGATAAAGAATTCAACCTGCTAGGTATGACTAATGAATTCTCATTCCTCGATGCCCGAATAGAATTTTGTGCTGGAGGAGCCGTCTATGGAGATGACCTGTTAATCAGTTTTGGCTTTCAGGATAATGCCGCGTTTGTATTGAGAACTCCTAAACTTTTGGTTGAAGACCTGATAATCGAGGCTTTGAACTATGTATGACAAATTAGAGAACCTGATTGTTGAATTCTCTAGTGACCCATTCAATGCCGAGAAGAATTTTGAAATTGCTAAAGAATATGAGCGACTCAATCAGATGGCTTCTGCCATATCTTTTTACTTAAGAGCGGCAGAATATAGCCAGAAGGATAAAGACCCGGTTGTTTATGCTTCACTCTTAAGGCTATCTCTTTGTTTTGAATCTCAGAAAGATAGAGTGCATACGGTAAGCAATGCCATTTTGCAGTCAATTGCCTATGACCCAACTCGTCCAGAAGGTTATTTCCTTATGGCTAGATTCCATGAACGCGCTCGCAATTGGCAAGAAGCCTATACATGGGCTGAACTTGGATTGACAAAGAAAGATAAAAAAGCGTTACCAGCCGACGTTGAATATTATGGACGCTATTGCCTTGAGTTTGAAAAGGCTGTGTCTGCATGGTGGATTGGTAGACAAGACGAATCAAAACAACTCTTCATGAATCTTCTAGTTAAAGAAACTAGACCAGAATATCGAGAAGCAATAAAAATGAACTTAGGGAGAATGGGTGTCACTGTTATTTGATATTGGCGCCAATAAAGGCGATGCGACTTTAGCGGGTTTACAAAAAGGCTACAAAGTTATTGCCGTTGAAGCCGCTCCGAGAATCTTTGCTCAACTGGCGTCTAACTTTACCTATAATCTAAATGTCACTCCTTTGCGCTTGGCGATTGCAGATAAAGATAATGAATGGCTGGAATTTTATGAATGCGTTGAAGACGGGCTTTCAACTCTAAATAAGGATTGGCTGACTAAAGAAGGTATGCCTTACGCTGGAAAAGAATTTCGAACTGTACTCGTCCCGACTTTGACGATGGACACCTTAATCGATAAATATGGCATGCCAGACCTTGTGAAAATAGACGTTGAGGGCGCTGAAAGCACGGTCTTTGCAGGGCTAACAAAAAAGCCCGCTGAACTCTGTTTTGAATGGAGTTTGGTTACTATCGATGAGCATATCGAACAACTTAAACGGCTTAAGAAAGTTAACGGCTATAAGGAGTTTGCCCTTCAATACATTACTCATCATCTGGAAAAACCTGAAGAATATAAGCCATTGAGTAAAGCAAAAGATTTGAAATTATGGATTGAAGATACAACTCAATGGTGGGAAACAGAGGGTTGGAAAAAATCTAACTTGCGACCAACAGCGGATGTTGGAATGTTGTGGGTACGTTAGTTACATTCCACCTAGCATCAAACCAACAACTGTAGGGTCAGCAGTAACTAAAGCGGCAGTTCCCTGAATACCTTGCACTCCCTGAGTGCCTTGAACTCCTTGTAATCCCTGCGTACCTTGTGGACCTTGTGTACCTTGAACTCCTTGTGGACCTTGAACACCTTGCGTACCTTGTGGACCTTGAATACCAGTGATTCCTTGAACGCCTTGCAATCCAGTTGCGCCCGTTACACCTTGAATTGTTGTAGCGATAATCGACCAAGTGGTTCCATCCCACTGTCGAGTGATATTACCAACGGTATAGGTTTGTCCTATCGTGGGCGAATTGGGAAAATCTGCCGCCACTTATCTCTCCTAGTAACCGTAGGTAAAGATTAGAACACGACCATTACCTCCAGCGCCACCTGCTCCACCGTTACCAGCGTTAGGGTTAGAGTTAGTGTTGTTACGAGCACCACCACCGCCACCGCCACCTGCTCCAGCGCCACCTGCTCCACCGTTACCACCAGTAGCCGTACCAGAAGCGGCATAGGCAGAGGCTCCGCCTCCACCACCTGAACCAATCCAAGTTCCAGTTGTATCTGCAACGTTATTTAAGAAATCAATTGTTACACTTCGCCCATTACCCGCTCCACCGTTACCGCCTGTAGTTGTAGCGGCAACACCAGCGGTTCCACCAGAAAGAGTGGTCCATAATGTCAAAGCATCGCCACCTGCTTCACCATTGTAAGTTGTTGTTGCGGCACCCGAGTTAGTTGATGCTCCATAACCGCCACCAGTAGGAGTAAAGTCAAGAGTGTCAGGAGTTGCTACGGCAACAGGGTTATTATCTATTGCGGCGGATGAACCACCGTCATTACTTTCAATCGCAATCGGTAATGAGTAACCTGTGTTAATTGCATCAGCGGCTCCTGCTCCACCTGCGGTTACTGCCGCGTTAGATTGAGCACCACCAGCGCCGAGTCCGCCACCTTTTGCTTTAATTCCACCGAAAGATGAATCGCCACCGTTACCACCGTTACCACCTGAAGTACCAACGTTAGTGCCAGAACCAGTTCTTAAACCAGCAGTTCCAGCAGTGCCACCAGCACCGACTACGACAGCGACAGTTGCGCCTAAATCAGCCGCCATTAAGCGACGATAAGAAACTTGACCGCCACCACCGCCACCGCCACCTTGTGAGTATGTGGTACCAACGGAGCCTGAGCCACCGCCTCCACCTCCACCTGCGCCGACTACATAAACATCGACATAGACTGGAGTAAATGATGTTGGCTTAGTCCAAGTGTATGAACCGCTTGTTGTTGGCGAACCATATAAATCTGTTTGTTTTAGAATAACTGCGCCGACTCCAGAAGTTCCAGTTGTTCCTTGGATACTTGCACCCTGAACTCCTTGAAGACCTTGAGTGCCTTGGGTACCTTGTATTCCTTGAATACCCTGCGTTCCTTGTGCACCCTGAATACCTTGTGCACCCTGAATTCCTTGAGTACCCTGTGCGCCCGTATTTCCTTGAATGCCTTGAACGCCTTGTAGACCCTGAGTTCCTATTGTGCCCTGTGCGCCCTGAACACCTTGTGTACCTTGTGTTCCAGTATTTCCCTGAATACCAATTGCGCCCTGTGTTCCAATTGTTCCCTGAACACCTTGTGCTCCAGCAGGACCAGATGAATAAGCAAGAGAATTCCAATAAGTGCTTCCGTCACCGACTTTGAATTTTCCTGTATCGGTTTCAAGACCCATCTCACCTGAAGCAAGAAGTGGATTTACAGAAGTCCAATTAGCCGCAGTATCTCGTCTAAGTTGTATCTGAATCGGCATTAAGCGCTCCCTGCGTTAATAGAGGCGATGCCCCCATAGGTAGAACCAGCGGAACCACCATCGAGTAATCCAACAGCGGCAACAGGCGAGGACGCCTCCACCCACTGTGAACTTGTTCCGTCTGCATAGTATACATAAGTTCGTGTTGTAGATGAATTAAACCAAGTGTCGCCATTTGAAGGAGAAACTGGAGGTGTATCTGAAACTGTGTAGTTTCCGCCGCCACCGCCGCCGCCTGATGGACCTTGAATTCCTTGTAATCCTTGAACACTGATTCCTTGTGTTCCTTGAACTCCTTGAGAACCGTTTAATCCTTGTAATCCAGTTGTTCCTTGCAATCCTTGAGAACCAGTGGTTCCTTGAACACCTTGAAGTCCAGCGACAACCCATGCAGAGCCGTTATAGGTGTAAAGGCGATTATCACCTGTGTTGTAATAAAGGTCGCCCTGCGTAGCAGAAACAGGTTCAGAAGAAAGCCTTACTACATTTATCGGAGTAAGAAATCGGCGGCTCATTTACGCCCTCCTTATTTCTTAACCGATAACTGCGACTGCGTATTGGTTTGTGGTCGGTGCTACTGCAAAACGTAGGGTGACAGTGTTTGCATCTGTCTTTTCAACGTCACACTGTACTTCATCATACGAACCAGAGTTGGTATAAACGCTAACCATTACTCCTCGAGTATTAAAGTTATGCGTTACAGTGAAAGAAGTAGCCGAGTTATCACCTACAGTTGCAGTATATTTACGAGCGACAGTTGTTGTATCAACTGCAACCGCGTTAGCGGTAACGCTGATACCTGTACTGCCAACGACATCGAATGTGTTACCTGTGAGAGTTAAACCATCACCAGCGAGGTATGTTCCAGCACCCGAGAACTGAGTGAAAGAAACTGCGTCTGTGCCAACTGTTGTGATTGTGTTTGTTTGAACCCAACCAGTATCAGAATAAACAGTTCCACTATCGACAAAGAAGAAGTCTCCAGCATCAATCTCAGCGGCAGTGTCGTAATCTGTTGCACGAGTAAGAACTGTTCCACCTGTTGCCCATGTATAAATACCGTTATGAGCCGCATTTGACTGATTCTTAATCAATATACGGTCGCCATTTTGTAGCGTATATCCGTCAAGAGTTGTCAGCGATGTTCCAAGGGTAAGAGTTGCACCTACTCCTGAAGTTCCATTGTCATAAGTGACAGTTCCAGATAGTGCGGCTGTAGTAGCGGCTTTAACTGCGGCATGAACATGTAAACCTTCGGCAACTGAATCAACATAAGCGCGAGTCGCAGTATATGTTTCATCAATCGATACTTGACCACCTACGACGGTGATACCTGTTCCAGCGGTTACTGTTGCATCTGAACCAGCGACACCTTGAGTACCAGTTGTACCTTGGATACCAGTTGTACCTTGTGGACCTTGGATACCTTGTGTGCCCTGTGCACCTGTAGTTCCCTGTAAACCGGTTGCGCCTTGAGTTCCCGTTAAACCTTGTGAGCCTGTGATTCCTTGTAGACCTTGCTCACCTTGAATGCCTTGAGTTCCTTGAGCACCCGTGGCTCCTGTTGTTCCCTGTGAACCAGTTGTACCTTGTGCTCCAGTTTCACCTGTTGTTCCTTGAGCACCGACAAGACCTTGTGTGCCTTGCGCTCCTTGTGCTCCTGTTAGACCCTGTAATCCTGTTTCACCCTGAATGCCTTGCGTTCCCTGCGCTCCAGTTGCACCAGTAGTTCCCTGAGAGCCTGTAGTGCCCTGTACGCCCTGAATTCCCTGTGTGCCCTGTGAACCTGTTGCGCCCTGTGCTCCAGTGGTTCCTTGTGCGCCCTGAGAGGTATTAACCCATTCTGTGCCTGTCCATGTGCGGAGATATCCCAAAACTGTATCGAAGTAAATTTGACCGACCGCAGGTGAAGATGGAGCGGTGGCAAGATTCTGGATTCGAGCATTCTGCAACTCGAGTTTAGTTAAGTCGAGTGACGTTAAAAATTTACGTGCCATCTACGGGTCTCCTTAAGGGCAAAAAGGGCGGTAACAGTATATCAGGACAGAAAAGCCTCTCCGCTGAATGCTCCAGCGAAGTTGAGGGTGAGGCTATTTTGCGAAACATAATTGATATCGCCTTCACAAATTGTTCCAGCAGAATCAATGACAGTTACGTTTGGATAGAAATTTAGATTGTGGGTGATTTCCCAAGTATCGCTAGTTTCGCTTTGGATATGGCGATATGCAACAACCTTATCTCCAGCAGGACCTTGGACACCTTGTAAACCTTGTGGACCTTGTGGACCAGTGGTTGAAGCCTCAACGCTAACCGTAGTCGGATTAAGCGTGACGATAATTTCGCCATCTATTGTCGAGACATCAATCGGCGTCTCAACGACTGTTACTGAAATTGTGCTCATCGTGTCACCTGTGGCTTAACGATGAACGCTCCTTCCAATAGCGGGATAACTGTGTCACCCGTAACTAATTCAAGGTCATAGCGATATGTGCGAGGCGCAACAGCATCCATCTCTGCGGCGGTGAGGCTTAAGTTAATTGTTCCTGTCGCACCCGTAATTGAAATCTTTCCGTTTTCTGTATTCAAATTTAGAACTACTGTAGATGAACTCGGGGTAGAGCGGACCATCATGCGGGCTTGATATCCAGTAATGTTCAAAGGATTAGCCCCGATTCGCACCGTCAAGGTTTCAGTGAATGTCGAACCCTGACGAGCATTCATGTTATATGTGCCCGCTATGTAACTCATTTAAGTTACTCCGTTACAGGTGGAGTGGGCGGAGTCTGCGTAGAGAGATACTCTGTAATTTTGGTTTGTAAATCCTCTGGCAACTCAATTTTAATTTCTTCACGTAGCATGGCTAATTCTTCAATTGGTTTATTAAGTAGCATGCGAATATAAGGTGGGTATGGAAGTATCTTTGGATTTACATAGTTTGTTTCTATATGGTTTTCAGCCCATGCTTTTGCCATTTCTTCACTTTCAAACTCAACGCCTGAATGTGGGTCAAATGGTTGAAATAAACTCGGTTTATCTATGTCTGGATTTTCTTCAACCATCCATATTGATACCTTATTATCCTCAATAGAATACTTATAATCTTTGTAATTGTTTATCATGCTGGAATCATTCCGTTCTGTGTACAGATAACTGATTTTACATGACCTGCCATAACGCTTGGGTCAAGCCATATAGAATAATTGAGTTGTTTTACGCGATGGAACAATGAGAGGTCTTCGCCCATTATTGGCAAAGTTACTTCTACTCCGTTCATTACCTTAGTGCCAGAAACCATTTGAAACCATGGTCTAGACAATGATTCAAAAACGCCTTGTTTGAAACATACAAAACCAAAACCTGCCGCGTATATTTCAAATGGCTCCGTTTTGCCTTTAATGTTTGCCATAGTTAAGGGAGCGCCAAACAATTCTGTAAACGCCATTATCTCTCCATTGGCTTGAAAATAAACACCCGAAATTACATCTTTATCTGAAATGTATAATTTGTAAGCATCTTCGGGAGACCAAAGAATGTCAGAATCAATCCATAGGATTTTATCGTATGTTATTTCACCGCCAAATGGGAGCGAATGAGAAATATCATTTTCATAAGTTCCACTTAGAGATATTTCTCGAGAGTCATATACATTCGAACTATACTTACTTGACCAACCGAAAGTAATGTTTTTCTCGGCTAAATAAGCCGCAGTAGCCAATAAGCATTCAACATAACCCCGAAGCATACTTCTACCCGGGGTAACAATCATCAAATTGACGTGTGTCATGCTGTAGTAGGATAACCACTTGGTTGCGATAAGGCAAACATATATTGTTTCTCTGGGTCAGTAACACCATAAAGATATTGAGATAATGAACCAGTAGTATAGAAAAGCGTGGCGTTTTGAGGTGTTGAAATATCTCTATTTTGTGGTGTTCTTATCCAACCAAAACTTGTTCCATCATGAGCAGATTCATACCCTAGTGGGAAGTAGGCAATAGAGTTTTCCGTACTTTGATATAAATCTTTATAACCATCTGCTTCATAAAATTCAAAGGTAGTTCCATCTGTAGAAACAGAAACACCATTGTAGTCTGACCTCCAATAATATCCTGCTTCATATTTCATTTTGGAGAAACTAAAATTTCCAACGCCATATTTCATGGTACACAAAGTCCAAGTAATACCATCGGTAGATGTGGACATTTGATAAATGTTGTTTGCGTCCGTATACTGTACATAATAACGACCGTTTATTGCAGACAAACCATAATACCCATTGATTGCTAGGCTTGGTCTGCTAGTCCAAGTTATAGCGTCAGTAGAAGTATAAAGATATCCACTAGCACTGCTATACATAGCGAACTTATCTGTAGCAGATGAATTGCCACATAAGTCCCAAATCTGTCCGGCACCACCTGAGGGTTCTGAATATATCTGAGACCAAGTAGCGCCATCAGTTGATGTATAAATGCGTGCGGCGTATGTTATTGGGGACGGGGAAAACGTCAAGCCGACGTTGCCTGAACAATAGTATGACCCAGATAGATAAATAACATTACGGTGTCCTGTGTAATAATTTTCACTGCTATTAGCATAAGTTCCGGGCGTTGTTCGTGATGTCCAAGTTACAGCGTCGGTGCTTGAATAAATCATTGGGCGCGTATCTGTCCAAGTGTTACTACCCGCATACGCTCCAACTGCTACCCATTTATTAGTCTCCGACGCTTCGTATACTATTTCGCCAATCCAGCCGTGAGTAAAACCTGAACCGCTTATTAAATTGACGAGCGTAGGAGATGGGATTGAAGTTGAAAATGTAGTTGTATTTGTACCAAATCTATAAATAGTAGTAAAATGTCCTGTGGTAAAACCGTAAACTCCTCCAGAACGACTTCTTATGTATGTGAGCATCGTATTACCGCGAAGCAATGAGTAACTATTTACTTGACTTGACCCCTCCCACATTGTAAATCGGTGAAGTTCTACTGTTGTGCGATATGTTTTCATTGATAATTTTATAGTTGTATTATCTGTGGAAACCATTATGTTTTGCGAAGGTTCTTTGTTGCTATATGAAACGGAGTAAGAACCTTCAGTTTGGGAATCGCTAGATATATTTATATTATTAACATTGTAATAAGGGGTGCCTGAACCGCTTTCCATATAACCAGAGACAAAACCCTTAAGTTCTGATTCATACGCAGTACTTTTTTGAACTGGCGAAAATGAAGAGGTAGATTCCAAAGTATGATAAGCGGCTATTTCAATTGGTTTATAGATACCCTTACGCACTCCAGTAAAAGTAGGTTTAGAATTTGTTGAGCCGGGTAATACATGAATTGTTCTATCCATATCCCCATTTGAAACGGGTGGGTAATTACTAATTGCCATTATGAAATCTCGCTTCCGTAAGCGTTAAATGTTAAATCAGCAGTTGTTGAACGTACTGTGATTACATCGCTTGCGTTTAATGTTAATCCTAGAGTTAAAGCGCTAAGGCTGTTTCCGTTAATCAAAACGTCGTAGGCTATGTAGTGCTGATTAGCGATTGTCGCTCCGTCAGGACGAATAGCGATTCTAAAGTTCGCACTTGCGGTCCCTCTATTACAGACCGTGATAGTGGAAACAATTGTTTCTGTCGCCGCTGGGACGGTATAGAGAGTGGTATCAGTTGTCGCGCTAGGTGCTGATTGTCCTAGCACCTTATAGGCTGTTGGCATTTTCTTCTCCTATAACCCTAAAAGCATGAAATGGATAACCTTTTTCTCGGCTTCGTCGAGTGAGGCTTCCGCAGAGACAAGGTTAGCAGATGCAATGACCGACTGAGCCTGTACGTTGGAATAATGTGTGGCGACTGTGCCTTGAATTCCTTGCATAACCCCAAGGGAAATTGGGGAAACTCCTGTATATCCCGCAGGTATAGGTAAATAACCAGCGGCACTATATTTTGGTTCTTCTATCTCGAATCTATCAACAACGATATCCCATAGTTGAGAATTGGCGAGAGAATAATATTGAATGAAAGTATCTATTGGAGCGAGGGTTGCAATATTGATTGTCGCACCCGCTGGCAAACTTATGGTGTATGACCGACCTTTAGGAAACAACTCATCTACCGTGTAGAGATAATTGAGTGGGTCTAAGTCGACATCGTTTGTGACTGGGAGGGTCACAGAAAATGAACCCGTGTTATCTAAAGTTGCGGTTTCTGAAGACTTCACAATGAAGGTTCCTGCTCCAGCATCGGTAAGAGTTGAAGGCAAGGTAAAGCGAATTTGACCCGCTATTGGATTTCCGTCATAGTCGACAAAAGTTCCGACAACAGTTCTCGTTGATACGTTGACGGGCAATGCCATTAGACACCAGCCAAGAAGAGGGGATTGAAGTATCTGGCATTAATGGATTGAAGATTCTGAGCCGCGATAGTGGCTTGGGCTGAAGAGTTCACCGCTTGAGCCGTAGCGTTTGTGGATTGAAGAGCCGTGAAGTTTGTTGAGACTGCCGCCGCCGCAATGCTCTGCGAATAGCCCTCAATAACGGTCACACGACCTTGTATGTTGAAGTATTGGGCTAGGGAGGTATAAAGAGAGGCAACTCCAGCATTAGGGGTCGTAGGGACCAACGTAGCGAGATTTAGGGTACCTACAGTATTGCGCGGCACCTCAATGTCGTAGGTACGTCCGTTAGGAAAGGCTTCCTCGACTACATAAGTGAATCCATTGGGGACAACATCTGGGTCATCGGTCGCTGGTAAATAAACAACGAAAGAACCCGTGTTATCTAAAGTTGCTGTGATTGTGTTATTAACAATGATTTGACCATAGACCGCATCGGTCACTATTGGTCGCGGAGTGAATTTAACTTGACCCGCAATTGGATTACCCTCTACGTCAACGTAAGTAGTACCAACGGGAATTACGGTCCAATTCGGCGTTAATGGCACTCTGACTCCTTAACCTCAAGGGGCGGTTTTACCCGCCCCTATCGGGATTACTTAGTTTTCTTCACCTTTTTAGGGGCTACTGGCACTTTCTTTTCAATTATCTCAGATTCATTTGAATCCTGAATCAGAGTTATGTATCTACTTGATTGAAGCGATTTAAGATTTTTCCAACCGTCACAAACAACAACATCTCCCGGCAGTAGGTCAATATCTCCTACTGTCATTTTCTTTAGGATTTGTGCTTTTAGGCTCATGCAGTTGTGTCAATCCAAACATAAGAGAATGTTGCTTCTCCTTGATTGATTGAACCTGCTGTTGGATTATAAAGATAAACGGTGACTTCATCTGCGGCTGTAACTGCGGCTCCAGCGAAAATTAAATCATCATTTAGTGTTGATGGTGGATTCACAATAATGATGTCGGTTGTAGCCGCACCTGTAAGTGTGAATGTTGTTGCACCGCGACTTGTTGCGTTAATTGACGCTGGGTCAATTGCAACTGTTCCGAATTCGATACCGTAAACAGTATCGTTAGCGCCTACTTGTAGTGCTCCGACTGCAACTTCACCTTTTGAAATTCTGTTTGGCAATGCCATTTATTTCTCCTTAATAAGTGAAAGGGGAGAGTTTCAAGGCTCTCCCCTTTCATCCGTACTTAACTAAGCGACGATTGTGTTCCAGAAGTAACCGAGGTCAGCACCGATGACTTTGTTATCGAAAGCCATTTCTGCTTCAACACGGTCAGACTTGATGGATTCCATACGGAACTGTGAAGTTCCGATTGTTGCGCCAAGTCCGCCTGATACGCCAGTCCATGAGAATGTGTAACCAGCGGATGGTGTTAGTAGACCCGGCTGTGGAGCAACGTGGGTAAGAAGAGCGCCCTTGCCGAAAGCAAAGCCATAAGCATCTGCGATACCTTCTTTGTTTGTTGCCTTAACTGCCTTAGCAACCATAACGCGAGGAATGTCAAACATTGCCGCGAGCATGTCGGTTGTAATGGTCTGTGAAGATGTGTACTTGATACGGTCAACCAAGTCTGGGTGATTCTTAAGAGACTTGAAAACATCGTAACCAAGAACGAGGGTGTTGGCTTCCATTCCTGTA